CATTTTTAGTAGTTGGTTTTTTAGCGTCACTAACCATTTTAGCTCGTTTTTCATCCTCACTCATCATTTGTTGGATATTCAATGGGATATCATCAATACAGCCAGAGAACATAGCGACTAATTGCTGTCTAACCTCATCATTTAATGAAGTTTTAGCTAAAGCATTAACATTATCTGGAGTGTCAACAATCATTTTAAATGATAAGTTACCGCTTCTTTCAGAATTGGTATAAGTGTAAACTGGCTCACCTCTACCTATAAAATCGTGACTTTCCCATTTAACTGAAGTATTATCATTGAATGACAATTCATATGGTGGGAACCACATAATTCTACCGTTAGTTTTGGTTACTGGGTCACCTGGACCTACTTCACAGTCTGGTAAACTTTTTAATAAATTAGAACCACTCCAAGCTAGATTTTCAATAGAAAACATATATTTTTTTATATCTTCCTTTTTATCACCTATTTGAGGTGATATTTTAACAAACCCATTATCTTGTAATACCGATAATGCAGGGCTACTATTTTCATATCTATTTAATAGCCCACTATTCTTCTGTAAATCAGATACTGTATCGTACCCATCTTTTTTAGTCCAAACTCTACAGAATTCTCCAGTATCTGGATTACGCACAGCACTACCTTTGGATATGAACAAAGTAGAACCTTCTTTAAAACCAGCAGTTTGAACTTCACTAATTGAATCAAGTTTAAATTTTTTTGCATCTAAAGTTTTTATGAATCCAGTATCAAAAAGTGCTTTAGTTTTTAATAGTAATGAATTAGGGTTGGGTGCTAAACCGATAGAATTAGATTGTAATAATGCATCAGTATCTAATCTACCTTCATCATTTGGTTCATCCCAAGATAGTCCATAACCATCGGAATTTGAATTCGTTCTGTAAAGATTATCGAAATTTTCCTTGATATTATCAAAAGTTTTAGGACTTGAACCTAAACCACCATTAACCCCGAAATTCTCGGCAATTGGTAATAATACGTTGTTTGGACTAAATGAATCTAAAATTCTCTCCTCTAATGTGGTTATATCACCCTCATCAGTCATGTAAACATACCAAGAACTAATATCTGAATTAATATCTGTAAACCCCGCTCTAAATCTATTTTCGTTTAATTGTCTATTACGTTGTTTATTTTGTCCAGAACCAGTTCTTTCAATAATTGAATTAGCTCTAGCTATATTTCCACCAAGTACGTTATTATCACCAAAAAATATATCTTTAGGTAAAGTTGAAATTGGGATATTAAATCCTAATAAATCTGTACCGATATCTAAAAATGTATTTGTTGAAGTAATTCTATATTCTTCAACAAATAAATCACCCTTAAGGATACTTAAAGGGTCGTTAATTTTACCTAATACTTCCTGTTGTGCGTTGTTAGCAACATTATTGAAAAATTGACTAGCTAATGCTTGTCCTCCGATTACCCCTAAAGGTGTATCATCTAATGCACCTACCGCAGTTAAAGTCCTACCTAGTATACTTGACCTAATATCAAATGAAGTATCTACTCCGCCTTGACCATCAGATAATAAACCACCTCCAGCTAAACTACCAAGTACGTTGATAGGTTCAACCGAATAACCTCCTAGGTTGATATTTCCATATTCATCTAAATAACTACCAACTCTACGAGTTCTAACCAATGGATTTTGATTTATAGATACTCTTTGTAAATTTTCTATTGAATAGAAATTAGCTCTTAGATTATCAAATCTATATCCATTTGATAATTCATTATTTTCATTACCAAAATCAGTACTATTAGATATACCGTATTCACCATCACTACTACTTGAACTAGTGTTTACTATAATATTAACCTCTTCATTTTCTAAAGGTTGATACTGATTACCTACAGTTTGTAAAGTCCTGTAATATACACCTATATTAGTAGCGTCAACTAACTCTTTAACAGCTAATACATTGCCTACATCAGCAGGTTCTCCAATACCTTGACCATTTACACCACTAGCATAATTATCATAATTATATCCTTCAATATATTCTGGTAGACGTAAATTTCTATTTAAAATTACATCTCTAATATCTGGTGAAAGACTATTAATATCGTTAGGCATACTAAATTGTTTATTAATAAATATCTAAGAATTCAATTTTCAAAAATCCCTTATATTATTAATATAATTATAATATTAATTATTATATATAATATTATTCTAATTATTATTCTAATAAATATCTAATATACTCATGACATATTTGTCATGACCTGGACATGACATTTTTGTCGTTAGTTGACGTCATTTTTGTCATGACCTGGCTATGATATATTTGTCGTATCTATAAAGTGTAAAAAAGTTAAAAAAAGTTGGTTTGGTATATTAAATGAAGTAAATTTGTGTAAATCGTTTTATTGTGTTACTAATTAGGGGTGGTTTTATACCACCTCTTTTTCAAACTAAATTTTATGAATAAACAATTTATTAGAATCGATACTAGGATTCTATCAACTGATAAACTTAAAGACGGAGAGAAATTATTACTATCTTACCTAAAGTCATTCACATTAAATAATCAGAAGTTTATTCAAAGAAATGACACAATCTGTAAGGCATTATCATTCGATACTAGAAAATTACAAAGATTAATGTCATCTTTAAAAGATAAAGGACTTATCAACATTGAATTTAATTCGATTTATAATATCGAGAACAAAAGTTTTAACGGTACATCAAGAATTGTCGAAGTAAATCTTTCAAATTTAGAATCATTCTTATTTAACGGAGAAGTTCAGATATACTCGGTTAATTTAACCGATAGACTAAAATCGACTTACGAAAGTATGTTCAGAACCAATATTGAAAATGATACGGATAATATATTCTATGAAGAAAAAGTAAACGCTATAGAAAAGTATATCTCGTTACTTGATAATAATAAGTTATCCGATTATGCTATTAATGAAATTGAAGTAGAATTTGAATCTGGAAACTACTCAATAATCGACGATTACTAAACATTAGGACTTAATCTACCACCATTTATATTCTTAGCTATAGTTTCTTGAACCATTCTAGAAACCTCATTCATTAGTTTAGTATTATTTAAATCTATTTCGGCTGAAGTACCACCAGAACCTTCTAGTTTAATAGTACCTTCAATCTTAATTGGGTCAACTTTAACTTTTGTTTCTGAAGCGACTCCACCACCATTTACTTTACCAAAAGATTTTTCTATAGGTCCTCCATCTTTTAATCCTATTAAAGTATCTTTAGATGTAAACGGTGTAGCTGGTTGACCAGGACGCATAACAAAGTCTTGATGTACTTGACCTACACCACCTACTGGACCATAATCTCCGATTTCACCCATAAATAAGTCGGCTAATCCACCTATTCCAGCACCAATAGCTGTACCAACGCCAGGTATAATACTACCAATTGCAGCACCCATAGCCATACCTTTATTCTGGTCTAAAGTTTTTAGTAGTGAATCACCTAAACTTAATTGGTCATCACCAAGGTTACCAATTAAATCCATTCCAGCACCTAATGCTGCTAATGCACCACCACCTTTAGCAAATTTACCAATCTTAGAGAATTTACCGAACTTTCCAAAAGCCCCGAAGTTTTTAGCTGCAGCTTTTTCACCAAATCTTCTAGCATATCTAGCTTTAGACATTTTAGATGTTTTACTACCCCTACTACTACCTAATAGTGAGTCGAACATACCTCCACCACCTCCAGAACCACCAGCTCCAGCTTTAAAACCTTTAGCTAACCATAAACCATTAGTAAACCACTGTGCAAATTTAAATAATCCGAAAGCACCTAAAGCTTTAGTAATCGCTCCAACTGGGTCTTTACTTATGAATTCCCCTATTTCTGTTACTGCACCACCTAAGAATTTACCAATATCAACCATCTTTTTTAAGAAATCCTCTTTTTTAAGATAACCAATAAATTCTTGCATACCTTTATTTAATTCTGTATCTAAAGCACTAAATGCTGGTAATAATGCGGTTTTAAATGTATTCTTTAAATTATTCCAAGTTTCGTCGAAAGTTTTAGAAGCTTTAGCATTTTCTTCAGCCGTAGTCTTCTGTTCTTTCATCGCTTTAATACTTTTGTTATTTTCTTTAGTAAGTTGATTTACAAATTTCTTTTGACCAGCAATATTAATATAGAATTCGCCCTTATCTTTATCGAATTGAGCTGTAGTACTAATAAAATCCATTAAGTCATCATCAACATTTGCATTAATTCTACCTTCAATCTCTAAAGATTTAGCCATCTGTCTAGCAGTGTTATTAAGATTTTCGAACTCCATACCTGTAGCATTAGCAATTTCTCTTAATCTATGCATTTCTAATGCTGACATTTCAATCTCACCAGTTTCTCTATTAAATGTTGCTATCCCTTTAGTTGCATTAATGATACTATCTTGTAAACCTTTCATATCATTTCTAGCTTGGAACATTAATTGGAACGGGTCAGCTAAATTAGCCCATGCACCACCTAATACTTGTAATTTAGCAGCCATATCAACAGCACCTTCTGGATTAAGTAACCCTTCAGCCATTTTAGCAGCACCTTCTAGCTCAAAATTAAATTTAGCTGCTTGTACCGCCATTTCGGTAGCGTCTTTAACACCGTTTCTAAAACGATATGTTTGAGCTAATCTTAATGACTTAGTTAAGTTTTTAGTGGCTTTTGCTGAATTAACACCCATTCTAAGAGCGGCGTTTAATGTTTCATCCATGAAGTCTTTAGTAGCTTCAGCACTAATATTAAACTTATCCATTTGGGTAGTAAGTTCTATCGCCCCTTCCTTACCTAATACTGTACCTTCAGATAATGCCGCCATAGCGATAGCACCATCTTCAGTTAATCTAGTTGCTCTACCAATACCTTCACTAAATCCAGCTTGTAATTCAGCTAAATCACTAACATTAGCACCCATCATGTTAGTAGTCATAGCTGCAGTAGTTAAAGTATTTCTAAACTCTTTAGTTTGTTTACCTATGATACCAACACTAAGCTCAGTTTTTTTAAGTGCTTTTAATTGCTCATCATAATAGCCCCTATTTTTCCATAATGACTTACCTAAATTAACAGTACCTTTAAGTATATCATTAGTTACCGCACGTCTAAGTGTATCGGTAGTTAATATTTGTTGGTTAATATTTTTTTGAGATTTTAAAGACTTAAGCATATCTTTATTAGTCTTTAATTGGTCTTCATTAACCTTTTTATTTTCTTTTACTAATGCTAAACGGTCTTCTTCTTCAGCAGTTAAAGATACCTTACTTTTAAGGTCATTAATTTCTTTTTCGTTTTTAGATATTTCTTCAGTAAGACTTTCATTTACTTTATTAAAGTGATTAATCTGACGAGTTAGTTCAGCTTGTTCTTTAAGCAATTCATTAACATTACGTAAACTCTTCTCAACCTGTAGTTGAGAAGATAACATCGCTTCTAATTCTTTTTTTGTAAATCCTTTAGCCATCTAATTAAGAAATATTAAAGTTTTCTATTTTAATTACGGACATATATCTTTTGTATTGAGTACTAGTACCACGAGTTTCATTAACCTTCTCAGTGATAACTAATACGTTATAGGTATCCTCTTCGTTATCCTCAACATCTTTAATATGTAAAGTTGAACGATAATTTATTTTATTTTTGTTTCTATCTTTATGTTGGTGTTTAATTACACCACCACCAAATTCACCACCACTTTCATATTTACCAATAAATCTATTATCATAAAAAGGGTCTTCAATATCACCCACGAAACTAAATGCAACTTTTCTATTAGATTTAAATTTTTTAGCTCCATCACCAAACTTATCTCTATCCGCTTTTTGCATAGCTGGAATTAACCCAACTGCTTTTCTACCAAATATTCTACCTAATAAAGTAGGTCTTCTCAAATAAGATTGTCTTACTTGTAAATTATTAAAGAATATTTCTTTTTGTTTATCTGGTGATAATTTATAGAATGAAGTATCGGAAATCTCATTTTTAGATTTATTGATTTTATCAATATCAGTTGTAACATTAATATTTATATTATCATCTTTAGTAAAAAAAGTTAGTTCACCAAATTTATCTCCAATCAATTCAAATGAGTTTCTAGTTAAATATGAACTTTTATTGGCAATTTTATCTAACGTTTTACCATCTTCTGGTTTAACATTAGTACCTCTAAAATATTTAACCTCTATCCTACCATTTTTTAAATCTTTGGTAATTACATTAAAATATAATTCTGAGGTTTTCTTAAAACTAGAATCATCTGGTTCACCATATAATACAAAGTTATTACCGATGCCGATATTAAATAAATCATCAATAAATTTATCTTCACTTTGTAATTTAGCACCTGTTTCAATATGATAATCTTCTATTGGTCCTAAACCTATTTTTTTACTTGGTTTATCACTAAATTCTATATTAACTATGAATTCATATTTATTATCCTTATATTTAGTACTTTTTGGGTAAAATATAATATCCATAGCATTAACTATATCATTTTCATGTTCACCTAAATTACCGCTGTGTGCCACATAATCCATAGACACCGCATTACCATGCAATTTAGTATCTAATAATAATTCTAATTCAGTACTACCATTTTTTAATACGATAGTTTCGCCTTTTCTAAGACTACTAGCTGCACCAAAAAAACTTAAAATAGCTCTTTCTTGTTCTTTAGTTAACTCTTCTTTATCAGTCTCTTTTTCAGCTTTAGACAATTCATCTTCCTTAGCAACATTAGCCTCATCATTATCTGAAGTAACGGAACTAATTTTATTTTTAAGAGTTTTAGTTTTCATTGATTTTTTACCACTTCTATATACTGAGTATTCTATAGTGGTATTATCATTAACTAATTGATTCTTATTTAATTTATATACACGACTTTTACCATCTGTTAATGTTAATTCATCACCTTTGATGTTAGTAATCACTAATACTAAGTTTCTACCATCTTCTAAAGTGATTTTTATCTTATCATCAACCACCAATTTATCTGGCGAACCAATAGCTTCATTAAGTGTTAAAAATTTCTTTTTGATTTTCATTAGAATCAATCTTTTATTATAAATAGCTTACCAATTAATTTAATAAAAAATATTGAATTATTCTAGTTATTTAGTATATTAAATATATAAACACATTATAATGGAAGAACAAAAAAAACCAGATGTTTTTAAAAATAATCTAAATTCCGATGCGAATTATGATTATGGTATAGATAATGCAGTTAATGAAGAACATAGAAAAGCTCTTGAAGAAATGCGTGAACGTACACAAAAACAACTAGAGGAAAGAAATGCTAAGTATGGTAACAAAGATACTGCACCATCTAGTAATGAACCCATGGTATCTGAGGAATCTCAAGATACACAAAGTAATATCGTGACGTTGAATAAAACTCGACCATCCAATGAAGTTGAGAAGGATTATAACGCACCGTTTGAGATGGTTAAATTACCTTCTAATGGTAAACTATACGGAATTGATAACGGCATGCTTAAAATGGCTTATATGACCACTAAGGATGAGGATATTTTAACTTCACCTGGTATGTTAGAGTCTGGAGAGTTTTTATCTTACTTATTTAATAGAAAAATATTAGATAATAGAATAAGTTACGAAGATTTATGTGTTGGTGATAGAAATGCATTATTAATATGGTTACGTGGTACTGGATATGGTCATGATTATTTAGCATATTTCATAGACCCAGATACTGGTGAACAATTTGAACACACTGTTGACTTAGCGTCACTTAAAATTGAATATTTAAATATTGAACCAGACGAAAATGGTGTTTTTACATTTAAAAGTAAAAAAGGTAGAATATTCAAGTATAGATTACTTACGGTTAAGGATGTTGATGAATTAGCTGAAGAATCTGAAGAAAATAAGAAAAAAGGAATAATGATTGATAAAGCTGTGACTTCTCAGTTAAAAAGACAAATTGTATCAATCGATGGTGTTACTGATAAAAGACAACTTAGTGATATGATTGATACCATGCCAATGTTTGAATCAAGAGAATTTAGAAAATTCTACGATGATAACAATTGTGATGTTGATTTGTCAATAGAAGTTCCGAGACCAGGGGGAGGCTCCCTAGCCACGTTTCTTCCGCTTGGACCAACATTTTTTTGGGCTGAACTTTAATTATAAGGCTCACTTAGAACGAGAAATTTATATGTGTACAGTACATTTAGGTTTAGACTATAATGTAGTCATGGATATGGCAGTTCATAGAAGACGTAATTTCTTAATCTATAAACACAATGAAATAGAGGAAGAAAAAGAAGCTATAGAACAAGCTCAAGAAAAAGCTAAAGGTAAAATTAGCGGTAATAAAGCTAAATCATTTTCCAAGTCTGGACAGAATAGTTCACAATAGAAATTAAAAATCCCTATACCGATTAGAGTATAGGGATTTTTGTATGATTGAAAATCGCAAGTTTTTTTAGAATATGTTAATTGCTCTATCGAATCTTAACGTTGCTGTAATTTCAGCAATACCGTCATCATCAAAAGAAAGGTCTCCAAATACTACGTTAGTTAACATTGTAGCTTCTAACACCCACTTTTCAACAACAACACCAGTTGGGTCTAACATTTCAATTTCAATGTTTCTTTTGTACCCTTGAGCATAACCTTGTCTACCAGTAACTGATTCTGAATGCAAACGTACCCACTCCATTAATGACTGAGTAGCTGAAGGACCAATTGGGTCTCTAAACGTTACATCAATTGGTTCCCAGTTAAATCTACCTAATACATAAGTAGAAGTATTTAAGAAAGGAATCTCAACTTCGTTTTGAGTTAATGAAGGTCTAGATGCGCTAGATAACCACCATTCTTGGATACCTAAATCCGAAGGGAATCTAAATAACCATCTATTCTTCTTTTTTGGTTCCGCAACCAATGGCATTTTCTGTAGTAATGACATATCTATTATTAATTAAAAATATTTATTCTATCTTTATATATAAATATGAAGATGTATTAAAAAAATCTACTTTCTAAATAAATTTTAAAATATTTTGTGGTTATTATAAAATTGCGTATATTGCAGATGTAATGTAAAATACGCTAGAAACTAGTATGATAGTAATATCTAATCCTAATTTAGTAATATGTAATATTATTTTACTCATTATAATTAATAAATATCTAGTTGTAATGTAAAAAAAATATAATATTACAAAATAATCTGTTAAATGAACAATCTATTCTGTAAAACTGGTAAAATCTTATTATTGATGTTACTAATATCTTTAACATCATTAAGTAACAATGAGTTAAGTGAACACACTATGTTTTTTAAATATAAAAATGGTAATCATACAGACCATATAATTATTAACAAATTAGACAGTACATTCATGATTAGTATTAATGGAATATTTACCACTATTACATATAAAACCATAGTTAGTAATAACTATGTAGAATTTTTAGATAATCCATTACATATTAAAACAGCATTATTTACCGACAAATATATAATTTTAACTTATCCACCAGAGGGTGTTAAATATATAACAAAAGAGTATACTTTATTATAATTGTTTTAACATGCATATTATAGTAACTTTATGATATGCAGAAAGAAAAATCTGATTATAATTTTAATACTGACATTACAGTAGGTGAGCGTGGAGAAGAAGTAATTAAACGTTACTTAGAAAGTATAGGTGGTAAGGTATTATTTGAAAATAAAGACATTAACTTCGACTTAGTAGTACTTTTTAACCAAACTGGTACGGTTAATACTTACGAAATTAAAACTGATGTTTATTGTAAACCAAATAATGATACTGGAAATATGTTTATAGAATATGAATGTAGAGGTAAACCATCTGGTATTATGGCTAGTAAAGCTGATTGGTTTGTAACATATTACCCATATTTAAAACAAACTTGGTTCATTAAAATATCTGAACTAAAAAATTTGATAAGGTATAATAATTTTAGAGAAACTTCTTTTTCTGGAGATATCGGAAGTAACACTAAAGGTTATTTAATACCTAGAGATAAGTATAGTAGATTCTTTAAAGTAAAACAAATCATAGAAGATTTTGATGCATAAATAAAAACCCTCAGATTATTAGTCTGAGGGCTTATTTTTACATATTATAAGGTTATAGCCTTATTAAATGTTATCAAAAGAGGCACCAGCATTTGTAACTGTGAACTCAATTTCGATTCTTTCTAATGCATCAGTTGGTACTAAGAATATAGTTCCAGAAAGTGTATTTCTATCAGCGTTCTCATTAAGTCTAACTTTGAACTCAGTAATACCTCTTTCTTGTCTGATACTCTCAAGAATTGGGTTAACAAGACTTAAGAACTCGTTTCTTACAATATCATCATTCTGTTCGAATAATAATCTGATAGAAACTGCAGAAATTAATTTTCTAGTTCTTAATAATAGTCTTCTAACGTTGATTCTATCAAGAGCACTTTCTTTCTCTTGTAACGTTTTGTTACCCCAAATAACCGTACCTTCAGTTGAGAAGTTAGCGATAGGGTTAATTCTACCAGAATATAAATCTTCTCTTTGTGGTAAAGTTAAGTTTATTCTAGGTTTAACAGCGTCTACTTGACCTCTATTCACACCAGCAATAGCATACCAAGGGAATGCGATGTTATCAGTTAACGCAATGTTTCTTAAAACATCTTTTGTTGGTGGTAACCAAATGTATTGGTTGTTTTCAGTATCGTTGTACTGAACCCATGGGAAGTAAGTAGCAGTATAGTTTGAATCATACTGTCCATCTAATCTATCTACTAAATCATCAATATCAAGAACTTGACCATTTTCTGAATCTGGAGTAGTTACAATATAAAGTGCATCTGCTCTTTCAGTTTCAATCATGTCAATAGTCTCCTCAACTAAGTTAGAGTTGTCTAATGTGTTAATACCTGGAGTTGTTAATACGTTTATATTAACTGATTCTGGGTTAGAGAAAGTTCTAATTGCTTCTAAATAAGCATAATAATCAGAATTGTTTCCTTCTTCACCATTACTCAATGCTCTAGCGTCGAACTTACCAAAAGATAACGCACCTTTAGTTCCACTAATAGCATAAGTATCTTCATTAGTTCTTTGGTCTCTGTAAATATCCCATCCGTCAAATCCACCATATGGTGCGAAAGTAAATTTACGTGAGTTTGTCTTATCGTAATCAGTACCCTCAACTCCTAAATCAGTTCTAAATTCTGCACTACCAACCTCGAAATCGAAAGTCTCACTTCCAATAGTTACTGAAGTTGCACCAGAATCCATATGGAATCCTTTAGTTAATCCAGTAAACGCATCACCAGAAGAGTCAACACCTTTATAATCAAATAAATCTTGGTCAATACCTTCAGTGTTAGATAGACCTAAGAAGAACTTTCTTTTCTTCTCCGTTGAAGCGTATGAAGTTTTATAAATGATTGATGGTGCTTGTACACCAGTATTACTATTAGCATCGTAGTCTCTTACTGGATATCCAGTGAAACCAGCTGGGAACGCATCTGAAGTATCATTATCAGTATCTAATTCTACTAAAATATAGTTAGAAATTGCTGGATAATCACCATCAACAGTACCAATTCTTCTAGCAATGTAGTTATTTGATGTTGGGTCCATAGTACATCTTGAAAATCTTTCTAAGATAACTGGGTTTGCATCAGTATCACTAAATGCTCTAACAACAACATCAAATTCTTTATCATCTGGTTGAATATTAGCAATAGATATTTTAAATTCTCTATTAGCATAATTACCGTCAGAAATAGTGTGTAATCTGAAAAGTTTAAGAACTTCAGAACCTCTTAATTCAGAAACAATATATGGAGTAATTGCATTAGTATACTCTGAAGTATAATCATCAAATGATAAATCATACTCAACTAATTCTAAGTTAATACCTCTAACCTTACCTTCACCATTGTATTTATCAAACATAGCTTGATACAATTCTTCAACAAATAATGCTGAATTACTATCTTTTTCACTAACACCTAATACTCTAGTGATGTAATTTTTCTTACCCTTATCTAAAGATACGTCATAAGAAACTAATCCTTGTACGTTAGATGTACCAGATAGTGTAAATGCCGCTAAAGGATTTGTTTGTGCAGCCACATTGCTAGTGGAAATATTAACTTCGTTAGAACCACTGAATTCGAAAATTACTTGCTCATTACCATCGTACTGACCTCTAGAACGTAATACTGCAACAACTTTATCCTCAACTTCTGAGTATGAAGTACCAGAGTAATGTACTGTAACTCCACTCGCAACACCAGTACCACCAGTAGTAGGAACCTCTGTAGTTACAACTAAATCTAAAGATGTACCACTAAAGTTAGTTCCAGTTTCTGAAGTTTTTAGGAAAGTATTACCAATTGTAGCCGTATCTCCAGTACTAGCACTTCCTAAAAACGCTAAATCAGTCACTAAAGAACCATCATCATATAATGCTTGTACTAATGGGTCAGTACTAGTTAAACTAGTTATATTACCATCAGTATCGGCAGTAAATGAAATTAAAGATGCGTCAGTGGTACCACCACCAGTTGCACCTACAGTAGAACTATCTAATGCTGCGTCTAATGTAATAGCCCAAGATTGTCCAGCTTCATAACCAGTAAATCCTAAAACTCTAGTTACAAACAACTGATTAGTTTCACTTAAATAAGATTTTGCGATATACGGTGCTTCATACTTAGGCATACCGTTACCAGCAAATTTTTCTGGGTTTTGACTTCCGAAGAAAGCCTTAAATTCGTCATAGTTACTTACAAAGATTGGTTGGAAAGCAGGACCCTTTACCGTCTCCCCTACAATACCAGCTGTAGTAACACCTACCTGTCTGCTTACAAATGTTAAATCTAATTCACTTGTATAAACACCAGGGCTTACAAATACTTGTTTGTTTGATGCCATAATCTATTATAGTTAAAAAATTATTATATTCTTTTTATAATAAATATGATTGTAAATCACCAAAAATCAATTAAGATGATATTTATTAGGGATTAAATATTTAATATTTAAGAAACTACAATTATTCTTCTAAATTAATAAATAATATAACCGTTTATTTTTACAATAAGTATAACAGGTTATAAATTATTTATGGTAATACCCTCCAAGCTAATATATCCCACTTAGTCGAAACAGCATCATACTTACACCCAAAATACAATTCTTTACTTGCCGTAGTAGAACTAGGAAAATTACCAGTGAAATCTCTAAATATAGCATTTAAGTTAATAGTTCTAGCCGTACCGTTATCTTTAATTCTAAAAAATAATTGCCAACCTTCGCCAGGAGTACCAGTTGGTGCCGCTATTGTTAATGTAGCCGCTTGCGCTGTAATAATAGCCATATCTGTCGCATCAGCATCAACAGTTAATGTTGCGGTAGAAGCTACAGACGTTGTAATAGGAGCAACAAAGTTTCTACGCTTCATACTCTTCTTAGTACCATCCGACTCTTCTATAATAACTTCATCAGTATTAGCTACCGATGTTTTTTCAGTTAACGCAATAATCTCACCACTAACATTAGTATGTACCGCATTAATATCTGTACCACCTGGTGGTGGAAAACCACTAACTTTAGTTATAGTAAATGATTGCCTATCACCCCAACTATTAAAATCAATAGTACCATTTGCTGATGAAAATACTCTAATATCTATATAATCCCCAACAACTAAATCAATAGGGATAGTACCATCTAAATTGTCCCACGAATTTGCTGTCCCAAAACCTGCAAATGGCGCATAAAGTGAACCATTTTTATATAAAAACATTGTTGACCAAGAACTCGAATTGTTTAAAAATACTTGACCTTGCACAAAATAAGTACCAGCACCACTTGGCCCCACAGTGAATTTATGATTAGTATTATCCCATTCACCATTTACATCAATTTCTACACCCGAAGTAGTTCCTGTTGTAACAAATTCTACTATTGGTGTTGTATTACCCACTGTTTGATTAGCACTAATTCCACCTTTAACAAGAACTTTAGTAGTTCCAGTTACTGGTGTAACAACACCAGCTACCATTTCACTAAGCTCAAGAAATGTACCAGTAGAATTAATGTTAACACCTGTATCTCCAGCAACACTACCTTCTGCTAGTATTATTCTAACAATATCATTAACGGCTAAATCAAGTACTATATCCAAAGAGGATGTAGAGGTATTTGCACTACCTGCGTTTCTAGCGTAGTGTTCAGAACTCTGATAATCTTGACCATTGGCATCTTGAGCTATATTATTATTAACCGTTATCTTCATAATAGGGTTAGCTCTTTGAGTACTTGTACTAGCGATAGTAGTACCACAATTAACTCTATATCTACCAGCTTGATTAACCCTAATACCATTACTAGTCATAGTAAACTTATCAGTGTTACTATTTTCTGATTGAACTGTCATTGGTACCACTTGGTCAGCAGTAGCATATGAAGCTGAAACTCCACCACCAACTATAGAAGTTCTTATATAATCAGCAGTACTAGAATTAACATTATCCATACCACTACCAAATACTATTATCTCACCAACAGTAGAACTAACTCTAGTTACCTTACCTATTCTTTGAACTATTGATGTTCCAGTAGGTTTTGTATTAGTTAAGTTTCCAGAGGTACTTACATAAACATCACCTAATGATAATAAAGAAGTATCTAATCCAGTAGCTTTACCAAACACAACCACCGTACCAGTACTAGCTATACCAATACTACTAGTTGCAATACCTATTGCAGGCATTGTTGTACCAGAACTATTATCAGCCAACTCAACAGTAGTAACATCAGCACCAACATCGTAATCTGATAATATAACAACTTGACCTTTATTTATTGTTCCAGAAGAATCTTTTTGAACCGATAACTCAACAACATCACTACTACCACCACCTTCTTCAAATACAGATACAACTGTACCACTAGAATTCTTATAATATGGTAAATCCGTATCTTTATCAAAAAAGTATACGTCATTACTTACCGAGGCCCAATCAGAAGATGAGTCAGTTATTACTGAGTACGTTATACCTATTGCAGTATTTGGTAATTTAGTTGTAGTTATTGCCATAGTTTATTTTATTATTATAATTATGTGGTAACGTTACCAAAAGCGTCACTTTCTAAATGATTTAAAGTTATATTTGAACTAAGAGGTGTTGCTGAACCATCAAAAGAACAATTAGCCACTTTCATATCCATAGCTGCATCAGCCTTTATGCAATTAACCGTTGAATCCGCAACTTCAAAATCACAATTAACAAAAGTAATTACAGATGCTCCATCAACAATATTGGCAGCATGCGCTGAACCTCCAGAAGTTTTTTCACTTATAAACGTACATTTTTTTAATTTACTAGTAGAAGAATTATAATTATAAAAAGCTACACCATCTTTATTCCTAAATGTACAATTAATCCAATTAGTAGTAAATCTTGATAGTACAGCATAATTTCCTGAGTTAGTAGTAAAGTTTACATTTTCAACTCTTTCAGCATCAGCAATAAAGGCACAATCAGTGCTATCACTGAAAACATCACCATTAATTAATATTGAATTAGCTAGGGCTTGTATAGTTCTTGTTCCACTAGTAGTTTTACAATAAAAGTTTTCTATTTTATATGCAGAAGCAGAAGAAAATACAGCATAACCAGATACACTTATAGCCGTAAAATCTTTAACCATTGGATTAAGTGATTCTAATAAAATACAATTCCCACTATTAGATTCAGCATAAAAATTAGTTGCTGATGTTACATTAGCCCTAACTCTTAAAGCTGCTCCTGTTCCTTCTGCTATAGCTTTAAAATTAGTAACATCTCCACCAGCATTTAAAAAACACGCCATTCCAGAACCTGTACTAATAGAAATAAAGTTTGTTAATGAAATACCCCCTAACGCATCAGATAAGTAAACACCATAGCCAGTATTAGTTTTAAAGGTAGAATTTCCTAACTCCCATATATTAATTGGTGTTATTGACGCATCTATCCTTAAAGCTGAACCTGCTTCACTATACACATAACAATTAGACATATACAAATCCCCAATACCACTTGAAAAATGTAAAGCATGTCCAGTACCAGTAGTTTTTATTATAGAGCCATTTATTATTGTAATTATATTATTTTGTAATTTATTAAATATTACAGCACTTGAATCATTAGCAGTATTCGTTATAGTAAAACCATTTAAATCAAAAGTTATATTATCAATATTTGCTGTTGCATTTGTAGAAATAGCAGTAGTTGTTGTTATATTATCATGTAAAGTAATAGTAATATCACCACCAGATGTATTAGCTGCATTTAAAGCTGATTGAACATCAGTGTAAAATACTGGGTCACCACTACTACCTTCTTGATTAAGTTGAACAATACCAGTACCAGCCGCTACAGCTACCCATGCTGAACCATTATATCTTTGCAAACTACTTAAGTCCGTATCAAACACCATTAAGTTTGTGTCTGGTGAACTTATTGCATTTTTCTGAGCGGTTGTCAAACGAGGCATTAAGAAACCATCATCTGTAGTGGATAACTCTAATTTTTTAGACACAAGAGTATCTCCCTGTAAAGAAATGTCTTCAGTTCCAACCTTTGAAGTTCCACCAAATAACATTCCAGCAGAACCTGGAAATCCTTGTCCGTAAAAATATGAAAGTTGATTGTTTGCCCCTCTCGAAATATAGTGTTGCACTCCAACGCCTGTTATATCGGTTATTCTAATTACACCGCCCTCTAAAATTTCAGTTTTTCCATAAGTGTTTTGCCCTAAAGTAATTGTACCTCCTTTCCAAAGTCCTCCACCATTCCAAGCTACTTGGAAAACATCATTTGTTGTGCTATTACCTTGTACTGTTAATGGATTATTTCCCCTAAATGTCCATGACCCTGTGCGGGCGTTCCAGCTTGACTCGTAGCCGTCAGTAGAAGTCAACTTTAAACCTTTTTTAGAATAGGATGATGTTGAACTAGAGCCATAATCAACATGTAATCCATCTTGATTTGTAGCCCCTACAAATGTTAAGGTATCTGTTAAGGTTACAACCCTTCCTGTACCTATTGTATCGTCAGAAGTATATATTGAAGAACCACCGCCACCACCAGAGACAAACATATTTAAAACGGTTCCAGTAGAATCTTTGTAATGTACAAGACCATCACCTAAATCATAGAAATAAGTGTCATTAGTAACACCTGTCCAGTCAACGCTACTGTCAGTTGTTACTGTATAAGTAACACCTTTTTCTTGATTTATCCCCGAATTTAAAACAGTTACTGCCATTGTTTGTAAAAATTATATATTGTAATATTCTTTAATTCCTTTATCTAAAACTTCATCAAAAGAAATTGGTAATGACGATAATATGATAATATTATCATAACCATTATCTCTTGGATATGGCTCATCAGTTTCTGGGTCAATTGGTGTAGTTATCTCTCCAGTACTTGGGTCAATAATACGTTTAGGTAAAACAAGCCCATTAACGTCAGTTGAAATTTCTCCTTTTATAACTTCATAACCTGCTGTTTCATCAGTAACAACAGTAATAATCCCGTCACTTTCAACATATGTTTGTAGCCTTAAATGCACTACTACTTTTGGCTTTGGATTAGTATCCATTTCCTCTTGCACTAATGAGGTATCCCTAATTAACCTTCTTTTAAGACCAGTTTTAGGGTCTGTACCCCACTCATAAATGTTTGCGTTCATTTTAATTTAATTTATTATAGTTATTATTTTATTATATAAATATTACAATTGTACTAAATTACCTTGAGTATCTATTGTAGCTGCCCATAAATCAACACCTAAAGTTTTTTATATTCCTGTATTTAAATTATTAACTACCATAGTTTAATTATTATCCGATTAGTATGTTTCCAAACGCATCAGAAGTATTTGCATTTGATAAAGTTACATTTGAATTTATTGCAGTTGTAGCTCCGTCAAAATTACAGTTAGCAACTTTTGCAGTAACAGCCGTATTTGAATAAAGACCATTAGCAGAACTATTCTCAACAATAAAAGTACAACCCATTAAAATATTATCATTCATATCAACTTCGCAAGCGTGTCCAGCAGCGTTATTGTACCTTGATATAAATGTCGAGTTATAAATATTTGTTGCAATCGTATCTAAAAATCCACCGATACCACCTTCAGAAATAAAAGTACAATTTGTTATTTTGTTGTTATAATTAATTGTGTTTGTTATATCAGCACCATAACCAGAACCCAAATTCAAAAATGTAATATTATGGCAATACTCAATAGTATTTGTGTCCATTGCTGCACTAGTCGAGTTATTTTCAACATAACCATTTTTTAAATTAGCATAAGCACCAGCTAATAAACCTATATTGTCGCCCGTTTTAATGTAAAAATTTGTAGCGTTAAAACCTTGAAAACCTACACCACTTGCAGAAACGGCGTAAAAGTTTGAAACAACACAAGAAGAAACAGCTGCATCAACACATAAACCGCTATTACTTTTTGCAACAAAGAAAGTAGCAACAGCATTCGCATTTGAGTCGTAAGCTTTTCCCGTACTTGTATTTTCACAATAAAAATCAGTAATGTTACCATTACTCCAATTTAACACAGCATCCCCAGTACCGTTAGAAATGGTTATAAAATCTCTAAAGAACATATTAAAACTTCTAAAAGTTAAAGTATCAATACTTCCATCACTTTCAAACCTTGAACCACCTAATGAAAACATTTCACCAGTTATGTCTTGAATATATGCAGCACCACCATTATTAGAGTAAAAATAACAATTACTCATAGATAACTTTTGGTTACTATTACCATCTATTTTTAAAGCGTAGTGAGTACCCGTTCCGCTAGTTCTATTTACTTTTAAATTATTAAAAATTAATTCAGATGCAGACGTTAAATTAATGTCAAAAGCATTTGTAGTTCCAACATCATCAAAAGTTATTTCAAATCCATTTCCATCAATCAATAAACTTTTAAACTGATAAGCATTACCCGTTCCACTTCCTGCGGTATTAATATCAATTTGAGCCGACAGAGAAATGTCAGAATGTAATTTAATAACGTTATTACTTCCGCTTGTTTTACAAGTTTCTAAAGCCGATTGTAAATCAGCGAAATAAGTTGGAACCCCAGCGTCCGAATCCGTTATAACTTCAATAACTCCATAACCCGCAGAAATTGCAACCCATGCAGTTCCATTATATCTATACAGAGCGTTTAAATCAGTATTAAATATTAATAGATGTGTATCTGGTGAAGAAATAGCGTTCATTTGAGCAGTTGTCAAACGAGGCATTAATAAACCATCCGTTGTTGTTGATAGTTCTAATTTTTCTGATATAAGTGTTTCGCCTTGTAAGGAAATGTCCTCAGTACCTATTAAAGTTTTATTATTACCTATAATAGTTCCTCCGTTATTTTGTTTAAAAGTAATTCTTCTATCACTATTTGTAGAATCATAAAAATATAGGTCGCCATTGTCAAATACAGAACCCGTACCGTCGCCCTCAATTAGCCACCACTCTTGAGCCGCTGTGCCAATTTTAACTTTTGGGTAGTTGTTAAAATCAAATTGTAAAATGTTACCCCCGTTTGTAGCGTGTAAGTCGCCGCCTATTAAAGTGTCGCCGTTGGTTTGTACTGAGTAAGCGGTGTTTAAACTGGCTTTATTGACGTTACCCAAGGCAACGCTCGAACCGTTGTAAATTCTAACAGGTACTATTGAACCGTTTGCAATTCCAAATTCGTTAGCATTAAAAGTAGTAGAAGCATTTGCACTAATTAAACTCCAAGCAGTATTACCGTTATTGATAGCCCAATATGCGTGGGTATTCCAAGAACTAATACCAACTTCCTTTGAACCGTTAATTATTTTTGTTAAACCCGTTCCACTGAAAGTTAAGTTATTACTTCCTAAATCAACTATTCTATCCCCCGTTAATGTTCCGTCTGCTGAATAAAGTGTGTTTCCACCACCACCACCACCAGATTCAAACAAAGATATAACCGTACCACTAGAATTCTTATAATATGGTAAATCTGTAGCCTTATCATAGAAATAAGTATTATTAGTGATACCAGTCCAATCGACACTGCTATCAGTAATAGCTGAATAACTAACACCCTTTTCAGGTTTTGGGTTAAAATTTATATTTTGTATTGCCATTATTATTCTTTTTTATTCTATATAGTTATATTTCCATATGGGTCACTAGTAAACGTATTTGATAAAGTTACGTTTGAGTTTATTGGTGTAGTCGCACCATCAAATGTAGAGTTAACTACTTTAGCAGATATTGATGATGATGCTGTAATATTATTAGCTCCAGCATTCCTAACTCTAAGGGAGCAGTTTGTTAAAACCGTATCATTTCCACCTATTTGAACAGAATGACCTCCAACATTGTCCCACTTTGATACAAACTCACAATCTGAAAATAATATTTTAAATCCTGGATTAGATGATACTGAAGCACCTATTCCACCTTCACTTATCGCTGTTATTTTGTTGTAAGAAAAAGCCCTATTTGCTTGATTTCTAAAAACTTGAAAAGCTACACCACTTCCTTTATTTTTAGCATAAGCTTGAACACATTCATTTGTATTAGTCAAATAAACACAAGCATTCGTAGAAGAGTTATTTTCTGCTCTAAAATTTGAAAAATTCTCTCCAGCACTAATATTAACTGCTCTATTATCTCCAGTTGTTGCTACAAAATCATGTGCTTCGGTTGGACTATTTACTGCTATTCCGCTTACGCTCTTAGCAACAAAATTACTAAAAATACCACCACCTACAGCATTTCCGCTAACAGTTTCAACGTAAAAGTTTGATGCGACACAACTAGTTTGAGTAACTACACCACCGCCAGTACTTGTATTTATTGCAGTAAAATCTGTAACATTGGCACTATTAGTCATAAATAAAGCAGATTGAGAAGAATTGCTTATAACAGTAAAGTTTCTAAAATTAGAATACGATAATCTTAAAGGCTCTATTGTAGCACTTGGACCACTTTCAAAAATGCTTCCACCAAAGTCAAATGCAGTATCTACACTTGACCCAAAATTTAGTGTTAGATAATTTTCATTATATAGATACATTTTAGACATTTGAACATGTCTTGTAGTACTACTATGATTTAAACATTTTCCTGTTGTTCCATTTTCTCTTATTAAGCTTCCATTTAATAAAACTGTAGTGGCTCCTAGAACTAGATTTTTAACCTCAAGAGTATGAGTAGCATCTGATTGTGTGTTTTCTAGCTTAAAACCATTAAAGTTTATCGTTAAATACTTATAGTCAAAAGTATTATCTATAACAATTCCAGTAGTGGTGGTATGGTTACCATACAAGGTTACAGTATTATAACTTCCAGATGCCTTACATGTATCTAAAGCCGATTGTAAATCAGAATAGAAAGTAGGATTTCCATTGTCAGAATCTCTTACTACCCCCACCAAACCGTAACCAGCAGCCATAGCCACCCATGCAGAACCATTGTACCTATATAAAGCATTAAGGTCTGTATTGAATATAACCAAGTGTGTATCTGGAGATGAGATGGCATTCATTTGAGCCGTTGTCAAACGTGGCATCAAGAATCCATCTGTTGTAGTTTGAATCTCAAACTTATCACTAACAAGAGTTGAACCTTGTAAAGAAATATTTTCTGTACCTATAACAGAATTTCCACCAACTACAAATCCACCTAATGAACCAAATCCACTTTGCCAATAGTATACTCCCGAACCAGCACCACCTAATTGTATTCTGTGATATTCACCACCCCCAAAATAATGTCTAATAGACGTGTTATTAATGTCAATTTTAGTTGTACTACCACCTATATCTTGATACGACCATAATTCGGTTAATAAACCACCCCCACTAGAATTAACTTGTAAAGTTGGATTCGTAGTATCTGTTTTCTTAAATACTTTTAACGGGTGTTTATTATTATTTGATTTGATTTGTAAATCACCTTCATCACCCCAACGTGTATATCCTTGCCAAAATCCCCCAAATTCAAAATTAATCGGAGTAGCATTATTAGTAGTACCTCCAGTTATAGTTAATGACTTACTATCTAAATTAAAAAGTCTATTACCAGTTAATGAATCATCAGCAGAATACAGCGTATTACCACCTAAAGTACTTTTATTTACTTCTTGAGGAATACCATTAACATCTCCTACCCAAACATTATCAGTAGTAAGATTAGGCAACCCTGACGTTCTTGCGGTATTAAAAACAAATATTTGCCCACCAGTAGCACTTACTTTTAAAACTTTAGCTATACGCTGAATTAATGAACTACCACCTGTAGGTCTAACTTTTGTTAACCCTCCTGTAGTTGTAGATATATATAAGGCATCATTAACAGCCCATGTTTCTCCATTAGGATTCAATGTACTAACAGTAGATGATGTATCTATACCAGTAAGTTTTCCAAAAGTGGTTACATGTTTAGAATTACTATTATCTAACTGTTCCGAAGCAAACCCTATTACTGGCATTGTAGAACCACTATTTGCGTTTGCCAATTCTACTGTATGTAAATCAGAATCAAATCCTACTAAGTAAACTGGTAATCCTTTTGCGATTGTACCAGCACTATCTTTTTTAGCATTTATAACCACAGTTCCATGAGTTACGGCATCATCTGTAGTCCATTGACTAATATCGTGGTCATAAAACAGTATTTTACCATCATCAGCCTCAGTAGGAGTACTAGGTAATGCTGTTGTTACGTCAGTTAAATCATTTAATTCAGTAGCACCACCAAGTGATGATAAATCAGCAGTATATGCTGAAAGAGAATCCGTCCTATCAAAGTAAAGAGTATTTCCAACGATAGTAGTACCAGTTGTATAATCATTAGTAAAAATATCCAATAAATCGGTACCACCAGATGTGATAATACCATTTGAATTGATAGTGTCAGCAGTTAATGTACCACCACTATACGCACCATTAACAATAATCCCATTTTTTACCTTAAATTCGTTTGCCATAATCTTTCACTTTCCAGAGTATGTCCTCCAATATGTTTATTTATAAATATTATAGTTTTCAGATTAAATCAATAATCTGTTAACTTTAACTATCCATGTTCCACTAGTAGCTGTAGCTACAAGTCTAATATATCCACCACTTTCATTTACATCAAATGTTACCGAACTAGTATCACCTATGTCAGTTGTAGATGTTTCAGTGTAAACTACATTACTACCTAACCAACCAGCCACAACAGTACCTGCTCTTAAATTAGAACCATCATTAACACTATAATGCCATGTAGCTGCTTCAGTAGTACCTGTACTAATTGAATCAACTACACTTGTACCTGTAATACCAGTTTGAGTATACCTATTTGTTCTATTATCAAGGTCTCTCTTAGTAATTAATGAGTTATCAGTATAACCACTTGAGATATCTCTATCATACTCAATACCCCTAGTATTAGCTCTATTATCAATAAATTGTGCTGTCTCACCTGTAAGGTCAAACTTAAGTCTAAATAGTTCATTAGTACCACCACTAACTGAATAAATACTGATTTCAGTTTCATCCATGTCCATTACGTTAGCATCATTTGTAGTACTGTTCTGAGCATTTATTTTAATCTCAGTATTACCAACTGATATTTGTCTAGTTCTATTATTACCAGCATCATTAAATGTTGACAATAAAGCACCTGGACCTACTGAATGTATTGATGTGCTAGTTCCAGCAATATTATTAGTCACCGACCAATAACCTGGATTAGAGTTAACATAGGTACCAACACCACCACCAGCATAAGTGGTTTGCATATTGGCTTGGAACGACTGTGCATTGATTCTAGTTTGAATTAAGTTAGCACCAGCTGTATTACCACCGATATCTAATGAATTAGTAGTGTCACCAGATAAGATTGTAACCGATTCGGTCAATAAACCACCTAAATCAATTGTATTACCAGTTCCTATTGTAATACCATTACCACCACTAAGTGTAATACCGCTTAATACTGGTGTTAAATCTACATTATAGAAATTAGAACCATTGATATTATTATCAAATGTAATACTATTACCACTAATATTAGCAGAAGTAGTATAACTATCCGTCATTCCAGAAGTAAACCCAGAAACATCAAACGTCCCACCAGAGTTATTAGTAAAGGTAACTACACCACTATCTATATCATATGTACCACCAGTGATTGTTACATCAGCTGAGAGTATGCTTAAATCAATTGGAGACGTACTAAATCCATCATTACGAGTAGCTGTAATTTGATAATTACTTGGATTAAATGTAATACCAGTAATAAAGGTATCGTTAACATCTAATGCTGATAAATCTAAATCAAATGTACTACCGTCATTTTTAGTAAATGTAGCTGTAGAACCAACAAGGGTACTACCAGTTGTTTGTACATCAGTAAATCCAGTAATAACAACAGTACTAGTATCATTAAGCGTTAATGTAAGTGTACCATCTTCATTTACATAACTAACGGAACCACTATCAGTATATGTATCAGCAGAAAGTGAAGCCGATAGACTAGTTAAATCTAATGTATAAGCAGAAAGGTTATCTGTCCTATCAAAGTACGCTATATTACCAACTAATGTTGAACCAGTAGTAAAATCGTTATTATCTACTATAGACGAGATTTCATCATCAACATATTTCTTAGGTACTAACGATGTACCAACAAGTGTAGAATAATTCGCACTTGTACCACTAACATCAATTTCACCAAAGTTTGTATATCTAAGACCTCTTTTATTTGTGGTAGCATCTTTAAGTATATTATCATTAGTGATTAACTCATTCAACCAAATGTAATTATTTGAATCACTTTGTAATTGAACATTATTACCAGACGCTAAAAGTCCAGCAGAATCTTTATTTGTTAAAAATAATAATGATGGTGAAAAGAAATAACCAGCAAGACCACTAGCATCTTGTGAAAATATACTTGTTAACCCAGGAGTAACGGTTAAACGACCAGTATAATTATTAGCATCAGCAGCATCTAATTGATGTAGTGAAGTAGTTTGATTATATTCAGTATGACCAGTACCATCGTCATCAGTTAAATATATTTTTCTAAAGTAAGAACTAGCCGTTTCACTTTGTGTATGTGTAATACCACTAAATGTTGAACTAGGATTAAAATCCATATCGACATTACCAGCTTTTTTCGCATATAAACGATTACTAAAACTTCTACTTTTGTATTCAAAAAGAGCACTTTGTGTTGGCATTACTGCATCCAAGTACATTCTACCAGCATTAGTAAGGGTATCAACTCTACCCATAGCATTAAATCTACTACCAGAACCATCGGCATCCCCCCATCTAATTAACTTAAAATTCAAAGGATTCTCATTTAAGAATTTAGTGCTATTATTTTTAATAGTACCGCCTAATTCTATAGTTCCACCAGTCGTAAGTGTAAGACCGTTGTCTGCGTTAGTAGTTAACCCACTTAAATCTACTGTTACTGCAGAAAGTGAATCATTTCTATCTAATACCAATGTTTTATCTACAAGTGTACCACCAGTAACAAACGTATCATTAGCATTTACTATATCTAAAATATTAGTACCACCACTTAAGTAAGTATTAGCGTTTACAGTACTTGCAGTTAATGTACCACCAACTGAAGCATCTCCAGAAACTGTTAAATTATTAAATTCATTAATTACAGTTTCTACAGTATCACCATTATTAAGTGTTAGACTTAACGTATCATCACTAAATGTACTACCAGTAACAAATGAATTAGTATCATCTAATAACGGATTTAAATCTACTGTAATAGCAGATAAACTATCGTTCCTGTCTAATACTAAAATAGCACTACCAGTCAGTGTACCACCAGTAACAAAGGTATCTGTAACACCAGTTATATCTATATCTACATCATCATTCCTACTTAATGTAATAGTATCATTTGATGCTAAATAGGTAGCACCAGTTACAAATGTATCACCACTATTAACTGATGATAAATCTTGAATTACATTAAATCCGTCATTTCTAGTAAGAATTAAAGTGCTTCCAGATAATGTAGAACCACTTAAATACGTGTCTCTATTATCTATTAAATCGATAAGATTAGTACCGCCACTAAAGATAGTACTTGCACTTAATGAACCTAATTGTATTGGGTCATTAGTACTAATTAAGTCAGTACCCATAGTAATAGAAGTATTACCAGTACAACTTTGTACTAAATTAGTAACAATAGAAGTACAGCCAGTTAAAGTACCATCAAAACCAGATTCTATAGTTTCTAATACTATTGTTTTATTTACATTTGCACTTGACTTACCGTAACTGCTCATATTATTACTCCTTTTAATATAAATCTACCAGTTAATGCTGGATTTTTATCTATCACTAATCTTATTCTATCACCTTGTTTTACCATGATTGGAAATGAAGTTACTTGAATTTCGTTAACAAACATTGTGACATCATTAACATTAGAAATTAATTGTATTTCGTCATATCTAGAATCATACTGAGAAGTGAATTCTACTTCATCGGTAGAGTTAGGTTTGGATACAATTGTAATATTAATAGTTTTATCTAATTTATTCGTTTTAACCCTAAATCTAGGTTGTTGTTTAGTCGCTATCTCATTCATAAGTAATATTCTAGTGATAGCTGGACTAACTTCAAAATCATTCTCGTCTAAAATGTAACCCAATAGTTTCATTTCAAACATTTGCACATAATAACGCCTAGAGTTTATGTCATTTATTTCACTTTCATCAGACACATTTTCTAAGTGTAATGGCATATAATGACCATTAGGTGTGATATAATGTTGTCTAGATTGAAATAACTTCTGTATAATTCTATGAGTTTCATTTAAATCTCTCATTTTATTAGAGAAAAACCTAACCTCATAAGTAACATCTACAGCGACTGGTTGAGGTATTTTGTAAATATCAATACCTTGAGAACCATCCTTACCATATTTGTTATTAGGGACTCTTAAGTATGTAAAATTCTGACGACCAGGTATATTAAAATAACCGCTTTGATTTTCACCTTGTTGTATATCTGGATTTCTAACTATCGTTATGAATGGTAATTTAAGGTTATTAAATTCATCCATAGTTTGCCAACTCTTAGCAAATTCCGTCCATCTCTGTAAGGATAAAAATATTACTGGAACCTTTTGACCGTCTATAGTTATAGACATATCACTATTAGCGAATTCTATAAATTCAGAATCCATATCCTCAATCATAACCCCCTTTGGTAAATTTGTAGTATTAACTGTTGCCTCATCAAGGATTTCCTTGCGACGCTCCCTACCAATTTTAGGGTTATTAAGATTTAATTTTTTTCTATATCCTTTAGGTGTAGCCATAATTAAAAGCCTCTAAATTCATTATCATCAACAATTACTGCACTAATTACTCTATAAGCCGATTTATATCCACCAATCATATTAGCATTATTGTAATTAACTTTACCGTCATTAGATACTGAAAAATATCTAACAGTAGTCTCATTAATTGCATAACCCAAATAATCACCATAGTTAATATCAACATCCATTTCATCTAAATGTTTTTGATAAACGCTTAAATTCAAATTACCAGACTCTAGTAATCTACTAGAACCATTATTGTTATAACTACCATTCTCTGGGTCTTCAATCTCAACAACACCTTGTATTTCTACTGGTGGAAAAAATTTAATTTCATCTTTCTTAGCCTCCCCATATAAATCATCATTCAATGACCTTTGTTTGTCAACACGAAATAATATAACCGTCTGATTGATATCACTCATATATTCCATACCAAAATCCTGTTCCAATTGGAAGTCTTCTTCTGAAAAGAATTTGTTATTACGGTTTATAGGAATTTTGTGAGTACTCATTAAATTTTATTATATAAATAGGGTCTGAGTCTTGAAAATTTTGAGTTTTTTACTATATTATTTATATAAAGCCCTAACCAATGAGTTTTAATTTAAATGAATTACAAGACTTAAAAGTATATACTATTTTGGATAATTACGTAGGTAAGAATCCATACATATATAGATTAAAATTAGCTAGGGAAAAAAATAGGTCAACTAGTTTTACAACAACTCAAGTAGATTACATTATAAATAATCATCAAAGAGACCCAATTAAGGTTGATAAAATTATAGAAATTACAGAATATTTGGGTGAGGAATTAAAGAAGAGTGAAGACGTATCTTTCGTACCTCAAAAAATCATGATTGAATACATTTTAGCTGAAACCGAAAAAGCTGTGCATGTTTACGGTAAAATTAAACGTAATCAAGAAAAATCTAAAATGTATTGGTTACCCAAAACACAATTATTGGATGACCCATACTATGAAGAGCCTAATGTTGAGGTTGATTTTGACAAATACGTCAAACTAGACAAGTTAGATAGAACACCATATGACCATCAAAAAGAAGGTATTAAATTCTTAGTTAGTAGAAAAGGCGCTATTTTAGGGGACCTTATGGGGTTAGGAAAAACGATTCAAGCCATTATATCGGCGTTAGAAACTGGTGCTGAAAGAATATTAATTGTTTGCCCAGCATCGCTTAAATACAACTGGAAAAGAGAAATTGAATGTTTTACAGACGATGTGACCGTTATCGAAGGTAAGAAATGGAAGTTAGCTAAATTTACAATTATTAACTACGATATTCTTAAAAATTTCCACACTCTAAAACCAAAAGGTAAAAATGAGGAATTTGAATTTAGTAGTAATTTTGTGGATTCTAAATTTGATTTGGTTATTTGTGATGAGGCGCACTTCTTAAAAAACCCAGATAGTATTCGTGGTAAAATCATGAATGAAATTTGTAATAAATATGGTGTGGAAAGAACTTGGTTATTAACAGGAACACCAATTGCTAACAGACCTATGGACTTCTTTAATTTATTAAAGCTAGTTAAATCACCATTAGCAGATAATTGGGTACATTATGCTAAAAGGTACTGTGAAGGTAAAAAGTTTTTTAAGAAATTAAAAAGTGGTAGAACTAAACAAATATGGCTAACCGATGGCGCATCCAATTTAGACGAACTATATAAGCGAACTAAAAATAACATGCTTAGAAGATTAACTGAGGATGTTTTAGATATGCCAGATAAATTAATTACCCCAGTATTTCACCAAATGAGTGATACTGCTTGGGATAAATACCATAATTTATGGGATGATTATATAAATAAGCGTAAAGTTGAAGGTAAACGAACTGCTAACTTAGAGAAAGACTTGATTGAGTTAGGTATCCTTAGACAACATATGGCATTAGAAAATATATCTAACACGATAGAAACAGCTACTAACGCTATTTCTGAAGGTAGAAAGGTTGTTATATTTTGTAATTTTACTGAAGAATTATTACAATTACAACAACATTTCGGTAAGGAATGTGTTATACATAACGGTAATATGTCGGCTACCGCTAAACAAGCATCTGTGGATAGATTTCAGAATGATGATAAAATTAAGGTGTTTATTGGTAATATCATTTCGGCTGGTGCTGGTATCACATTAACTAAAGGTACTGTATGTATATTTAATTCACTAGATTGGGTTCCTGGTAATGTTATGCAAGCAATATATAGATGTTACAGGATAGGACAAGACCAAAAAGTGTTTATATACTTCAACATTTTTAAAAACACTGTTGATGAGCGTGTTTGGGATTCGCTATTCTCTAAATCAGATATTATAGCTCAAGCTATTGGTGATAAGCAAGATGATAATATTTTTACTCAAAATCAATTAAATGATGATGAGGTAAATAAAATTAATGATATTCTTGATTGTAAATAATGGTAGGTGATGTTTTAATAGCCAGTGGTTATGGTTGGTTACCAGTTAGTGAAATTAATACTGATAACTTCATATTTGATAAACGTGGGGATTTAACACCTATTAAAGAAATCATTGTAGATGGAGATGACTATGAATACCAAGTCAATTTTACTGACGATTCATTCACAAAATACCATGGTAGGGATTTAATCACTGGCTTCAACACAATGAACATTAAAAGGAATCGTATTATTACCGATTTTAATATAGAAGAACTTTATAAAAAAGGTGTTTATATAGATAACAATAATATTCATCAGTATCAAGTGCTTAATAATGGAGTAGCTAAGTATGTTAAAGATGAGTTACCAACTGACCCCTATTTATTAGGTTGTTTAATTTCACAATCAGAAATTAGTAATAAAAGTTATAAATTACTTAAAGAATTGAATGGTGATGGTAGAATTCCAGAAAAATATTTAATATCTGATTATAGAAGTAGGGAAGAATTAATCAGAGGTATGATGGATACTAGAGGTAATTTAATGGGTGGTAGTTCATATACAACATATTCATCATCAGACCCAATAATTATATTACAGTTTAAAGAAGTTATTAATTCTCTAGGCGGTATGGCAATGTATATTGAAAATGCTGGTGCTAGATTTAGATATACGTGTAAATTTATATTACCTATAAATCCATTTAAAAAGAATGATAAAGTTAATAGATATAAATCAGACCCGTTTAAAATGGTTAGAAAAATAAGAAGTATAACACCTTTAGACACTAAATCCATATACTATAAAATTATACCTAAATTAAGTGAAGAACCTATATTAATATCTAAACACTATTTACCTATTAAATGAAAGAATTATTAGTTATATACGGAATACCTAATTGCGACTGGTGTATCGAACTCAAAAAGGCATTAATAACTATAGGTTATGACTATGACTGGGTTGACTTATCTAAACATAAAAATGAAGAGTTTCTAACTCAAATAATTAATATAACTGGTTCGGATAATATACCAGTAGTTAAATATAAGAATAATTTATATGCTCCAGATAAATCGTATAAAACAATAGATGATTTAATTAACCTAATCAAAGACGCATAACAAACTATTTATATAAAAAAGTGTATTATGTGTAATATCAACGAAGAAGATAAGGAACGTTTATTTAGACAAGTTAGACATACTTTAGGTGCACCTTTAAGAAAAGTTGAACTTGAAGATGAGATGTTATGTACATACTTAGAAATTAGTATAGAACATATCGCATCATTTTTACAAAATTGGTTGATTGAAAATCAATGGAGTTCGCTTATCGGTAAAGACGTTACTAAATCTGATATTGCATTTGCATTATCAACACGTTCGTTAGATTTTCAAGACCAATTCACATATGCTTATTCTAAACAAGTTGGGTTACAAGCTAGAGGTCCTTGGGAGCTTAAAAAGGATTATATTGATATAGAATCTGGAAAACAGGTTTATACAATCCCAGCTGGTAGAGAAGTTAATGAGGTCTTATGGATGACACCTCCAACCATCGACCACGCACTTAGAGCCAACTATGGTGGATTTGATTTTGGATTAGCTGGTGGTAACGGAAGTATAGGTTCTGGAATAGGTGGTGCCGCTGGAATTAATAGTAGTGGTGGTTTCGGAGGTTATTATATTGCACCAGCATTTGACGTTTTATTAAGTCAAACCGATATGGACTTAAAGAACAGAATGTTAAGAAGTGATTTAATCTATAAAGTAACTGCTGGACCTAACGGAACTAGATTATTACATTTAATGAGCACACCTGGTTCTAAAATGTCATTTGGACAAGGTATTGGCGGAGCGTCAAACTCAATTAATTTAGTCGGGTGTAAAGTTTGGTATCACTATTATGATGTTAATCCAGAAAATGTTGATGACTGTAGATTAGAAAATAAAGATATTATTAAAATACCTAGTGAAGTTCCATTAACTAGATTAAGTTTCTCCGATTTTAATGAACCATCTAAAGTATATATTAGAAGATTATTAATTGCAGAATCTAAAAGTGCGTTGGGTAGAGTTAGAGGTAAATTTAGTGGTTCATTAAACATACCTAATTCTGACTTAACAATGGATTATGATAATTTATTGTCTGAAGGTAAAGAAGAAAAGGATAAAGTATTTGAAGAGTATTCTGAATACTTAGTAAAATTATCTAGTGATACACACTTAGAAAGAAAAGCTAATGAAGCTGAAAATTTAAATAAAGGTTTAGGGTTCCAACCATTAGATTGGCAAGCGATATAATTAAAAAGTAATATAGATGGATTTTTTCATAAAAACTAAAAGTACAAGACCTCACCTTATCATGGAATTGATAAAGGATGGTAGAAACGATTATCGTAAGTTCCATGATATGATTCAAGATGCTGATATATTTTTTAATATGTATGACGCTGAAAATGGTACTAAGAGGATATCAATGAAACCAGCAACATGTAAGTTAAAGGAAAGTAATTGTGATACTGATTATGAAGAGTACTTTATTACTTATGAATGGGATGAAAAAGACACTAAAAAATCTGGTACTTTTATAGGTGAATTCGTAATTAAATTTAATGACGGTACGATACTTAAAACACCTATTAGGGACGAATTATATATTCATATAAAAGACGGTTACATAAAAAAATAGTTGGGTTGAGTTTGAATTTGTAGTAGTTTTGTTTTTAGTAACAAGATTTTAGTAACAAAATTAAACGTACTCTATGACAGAATTTGTACCTAGTGATGTAATATCACGTTTCATCGAAGGTCGTGACCCACAAAAGTATATCGTGGGTGTAGAAGGTGAATATTTCACAACCGACATTAAACTAATCATTAATGACCCAAATAGGGGTAAAAAACATATCGAGACTAAAAGTCTTAAACCATTTATTTATTGTAAACCAGAAGCGTTTAAATATCTTTACGGAGGTAATAGACTAAATTTTAAACGTGCAATGCGTGAATTTGGTGTTAAATGGAAAAAACTTATAACTACCGACGCTAATGGATTCGAACCAGATAGGTTAACTAACGGGTTTACTTATATGTTCTACACTAATAATCCGTACCAAAAACTATTATCATTTTTTAAAGAAGGTGGATTAGATGTTTTTAAATGTGCTGATTCCATTAAAAAGATTATGGGGATTCCACTTAAAAATGCTTTACCACCAGAAATAGACTCTAAATTATTCATGACATTATCACCAGTTGAACAATATATGGTACAATCTGGTAAACGGTTATTTAAAGGGTTTGATAGTTATGATGATTTACATAGAATGCATTTCGATATTGAAACCTCTGGATTAGACCCTAAGAGAGACAGAATATTCCAAATTGGTATAAAGACTAATAAAGGTTTTGAAAAGGTCTTAGAAGTAAAAGGAGATACTAAAAAAGAGGAAAGGATGTTGGAGAGAAAAGTCATCACTAATTTTTTTCAAATAATTGACTATTTTAAACCAGATATAATTGCTGGTTATAACTCCGAGTTTTTTGACTGGGATTTCATTTTACAAAGAGCAGAAATATTAGGTTTAGATATTAAAGAAATTGCTAAAACATTAAATAAAGACAAAAAATTAACTAGACGTGATTCTACAGTAAAATTCGGTGCTGATACTGAACATTACCAACAAACTAATATGTGGGGGTATAGTATTATCGATATTGCTCACTCAGTTAGAAAAGCTCAAGCTATAAACTCAGAGATTAAATCTTGGTCTCTTAAATACATTACTAAGTTTCAAGGTGCTAACAAACCAAATCGTGTATATGTACCTGGTGATAAGATTTTCACAACTTGGCATGATGATGAAAATAAATATGCGTTCAATGAAACTAATGGTGATTACTATAAAATTAATAAAGACAGAGGACTTGAAGATGGATATGAGGAAAAAACTGGAGCGTTCATAGTAGAGCGCTACCTTATTGATGACCTTTGGGAAACAGAGAAAGTAGATTTCGAATTTAATCAAGCAGCTTTCCTATTAGCTAAGTTAGTACCAGCATCATATATGAGAAGTACAACTATGGGTACTGCAGCACTATGGAAAACGATTATGTTAGCTTGGTCGTATGAAAATAATTTAGCAATACCTAATTACGAAACTAAAAGAGAATTTACTGGTGGTTTATCTAGATTATTAGAAACTGGATATGCTAAAGATGTAGTTAAATTAGATTACGCTGCACTATACCCAAATATTGAACTTACTCACGACATATTCCCAGATTTAGATATTTCTGGTGTAATGAAAGGTATGTTATTATATATTGCGGAAACTAGGGATAAATACAAAGCATTAAAAAATGAATACGGGGCTAAAGGTGATAAAGCTATGTCTAATTTCTACGACACACAACAATTACCATTAAAGATACTCGCTAACTCATTCTTTGGTTCTTTTGGTGCACCATATATATTTCCATGGGGTGATATCGCTTGCGCTGAAGAAACCACTTGTAGAGGTAGACAATACTTACGTTTGATGGTAAAACATTTTACCGAAAATTACGGGTTTAGAGTATTAGTACTTGACACTGATGGAGCTAACTTTGCAATTCCAGAAACAGTAAATGAAATTAAATACTTAGTTAAAGGTAATCATAGGTTAACTATGAAGAAAGCTGGTGAAACATTAACTGGTGTCGATGCCGTAGTTGCCGACTTTAACGAAAAGTATATGATTGGTCGTATGGGATTAGATATTGATGATATCTGTACATCAACCATCAACTTTAAGCGTAAGAACTATGCTAACAACATATTAAAAGGTTATGACGATAATAATGACCCTAAAATTAAATTAAAGATTGTAGGTAATACAGTTAAATCTAAATCATTACCAACATATCTAGAAGAATTTATGGATAAAGGTATTAGATTATTATTAGATGGTAACGGTTATGAGTTTATTGAACTATACTACGAATATATTGATAAGTTATATAATTATAAAATTCCTATCGCTAAGTTAGCATCTAAAAGTAAGGTTAAGAAAACAAACAGTCAATACATAGAGGACTGTAAAAAAGTTAATAAAGCGGGTAATCCTATGCCTAGACAAGCACATATGGAGTTAATATTAGTTAACAATTTAACACCTGGTCTTGGAGATGTTATTTACTATTATAATACTGGTACATCTAAATCTCATGGTGACTTAAAAACGGTTACTGATAAAAAAACGGGTGAAAAATCAATACAATTAAATTGTAAAATGATTTCAGAAGAAGATTTAGAAAAGAATCCAGATTTATTAGTTGAAGATTATAACTTACCTAGATATATTTCCGCATTCAATAAACGTATTAGTGGTCTATTAGTATGTTTCTCTAAGGAGATTAGGGATAGAATTATTATTGATGTTAAAAAAGATAGAAAAACTAAAGAATATATGCTAGAAGAAAGGGAATTCTTTAGTGAAGAACAGTGTAAGCTAGTTGCTGGAGAACCATTAGATGAAGGTGACCAAGACACCTATGAAGCACTTATGACTATGGAAGATAAAGAACTTAAATTCTGGACATCCGTAAATAAGTTACCAAACAGTACAACTGCTAAACAATGGGCTGAAGAAAAAGCTAAGTATTTAGATTTAGTGCCAGACTATAATGAGTTCGAAGATGAGGTTTTAATTGTAGATGATGGTGTACCACAAAATGTGGAAGTGGATAATAACCCAACATTACATACACCAACTGAGCAAGTAATCCCAATTGAAGAGGTGATACCACCAATGGCTATGAATAAACCAAATGATATAGGTTTGTTAAATGCAATGGACGTAGTTAATTCAATTAATGAGGAAGAATTATCATACTTAGAAATTGTAGAAATAGAGAAAACTGGTATTATACCAGATAAATATAATATGTTATCTATGGAACAGATTTTAAAATATAAATCATCAGCATTAGAAAGACATATTTCTAATTTAAGTAATTAAAATAAAAAAACAGGGTTAACCCTGTTTTTTTTTTATTCAACCTAACTATCCTTATAATTATCTTTCGTATTTCACTTTTAACGCTCATTATATACTTCTATTTCCGTTTCCTTCATCTGCTGAAGCTGTTATAGTTACATTTGCGTTCATTTAATCTAAAATTATATTTCCAAATGTATCAGTTGTTGTTGTTTGTGTATTTTCAGTTATAAGTCCTGCTCTACTATAAACGTCAGCACTGTTAGCAGTATTCTTAAATGAATTACCTGAAAATTTATAATAAGAACCCGTTCTAGCATTAAGACAATAAGTGCTTGTTGTGTTACATATTAAGGTGCTATTAGTGACTGTTGAAGTTAATCCTTCACTTATTCTGTCAAAAAACATACAGTTACCACCCGTAGCTTCTATATAAGAGTTTTCAACTATTAAGTTTAAATCATTTATTGTAGATGTGTGTCGAATTCCATCACCATTATTTGCTTTAATATAACATTGATAAAACTCCAAAGGTAAATTAGTAACAACTCCACCACCAGTAGATATGATTTCTGTGTTATACATTCTTACGTTAGACGTATTAGTTATATTAAAAGCGGTACCAACAGTACCAGTTCTTTCTATTTTACAATTATAATATTCTTGTTCTCCACCAATCCCAATTCTAACTTCATCATCTTTAGTTGTAATAGTGCAATTACTAAATATTGCTGACCTTGAACCTATTGCTGATTCACCATCAGACACTATATTACAGTTAATAAACGTTCTAACAGTTTCTCTTGAAGGTATACCATAACTACCACTAACAGCAAATGCTTTTCCGTATATAATAGAATTACTAACTTCTATATTATCACCATAAACAGCATCATTATTAGTTGCTTCATCAGTGTATAATATACATTTATCAAGATACATTCTACCCCAACCACTACCACCTATAACACATAGTCTATAGTTACCTTTCATTATAACACCTGATATTTTAACTATACCAGTACTTCTTTGATAAAAAGAACCTCTATTAGAACCACCTACATAACAAAAAACATTAACAGCACCATCACCTTCAAACGTACTTGTACCTGTTGTTCCAAAAAAGTTAAACGCTGAAAAGTTTGTTGAATTATTCTCAGTTTCAAAAGTGCCGTTAGTCATTTTAATATTAACATTAGATTCAACTCTGATATAACCTAAATTTGTTATAGTAATATGATGCCCATTTAAGTTTACAGTAATGTCTTTATTCCAAGACCAAGCACCAGTACCTAAACCACAGTCAACTGTTTGGTCAGTATACACATCTATAATATCACCAGATATTGAATTATTAAAAGCAACATAAAAATCATCATAGTATGTATTAGTACCATTACTTCTAACAACGAACTTATAATCAATATTTGCACCAATAGTCAAATCGGTTACAACACCTAAGTTATCCTTATACCGTCCTTTAAGCTCTCCAGAATCAACATAAAAATAATATAAATTATTTTCAGATAGTCTACTATCATCTACTACACCTTTGGTTTGATAAGTCACGTACCCTTTTGTCCCTATTTTATCATCCCCTAATGTGAATCCACCTACTGAACCTGTTGATGGAGTTACATCCATTTGAGCAGTACCTCTACCCACATTAAATATGAATGTTCCACCAACACCACCACCAGTATAACTAATATTTTCATCATCTTTAGAATATACCGCACCACCAAGTGGAGATGAAAATGTCAATGTATCACCAGTACCTAAACTCAATGACGACTCAACACTAGTATTACCAACTGAGTCACTATACGTCAACGAACTACCAGTTAAATTAACCGTTCTATTATTTGTTAATGTTAAATCACTATTACCCAAATTAAGTCCATCAAAAGGTGTTATAACATCACCCGAAGTATTTTTATAATAAATTAATCCATCACTTAAATTTTTAAAATAAGTGTCATTGGTTAATCCAGAGTAATCACTAGAGTTATCAACCTCTTTAGTGTAATTTACACCATTACCCCCTTTTATTTTTTTATCGTATATCGCCATAATAATTAGTTATATTTTAATTTCATGTGTTAATTGTTTTTAAGTTATTTGTGAATCAATTATAACCATACCTCCCACTATTTCAGTAGTCGGGTTAGAGTTAAGTTTTATTGTTGAATTAAAGGCAGTGTTTGTTCCGTAACTTAAAACCAAAGCAGTACCAATTATATCAGACTCTATATAAATGTATGTGTCAGTACCAAGTGTATCTTGTGATGCGGTTGCGTTAACAGTGCCACTAGCATTTATTAAAGCTAATAATTCTGCAGCTGATTCAGATGAAGTTGTTCCTGTTGTACTAGTAAATGTTTCACTATTAACCGTAACTACTGCACCAGTACCAGATACATCAACTTTTACACGTTCAGTAGAACCAGAAAATGGACCAAATTTATTCGTATTAAGACCTCCACTATAAACTTTAATTGTTGTACCCGAATTAGGGGTAGTGATAATTTGTTTATTTTGGTCACTAACAACCATTGTAGCTCCATTCATCATAACTGTTCCACCAGTATAGTTAATTTGAGTGTCATCTGTTTTACCTAATACTTCTAATGTACCACCATGTACATTAATTGTTGTATTTTTAATGTGTGCGTTATTATTCACATTTAAAATATTAGTATTATTAGTCGTTATAGTATCTCCATTATCCCAATTACCAATTAAGTTAGTTTTACCCTTAATTCCACTAATTAAATACTCTTTAGAACCAGACGTGTAACTTGTGTAGGTGTTAGGAATCTCCGTTCCATAAACATCAACATCAACCGTACTTAAATTTAATGTACCATAACTTGTATTAGTACTGGTAGTTCCAGTAGTATCATATAATATATTACTCATACATATGTTAGCTACCGAGCTTTCATCAATTATACCCGCTATAAGAAATCTATCACATAGGGTAACGTTAGCTATTGAATGGGCGTATAATTTTAAATCACCAACATGTGCGTTTAAATTAATTAAATTAGCTTGAATCATCGCACTGTCTATTCTACCAGCGGTTACATCCAAAACCCTAGTCGGTACCCCAAAAGCACTAATACTTTTAATATAAGAGGCGTTACATATTACTCTACCAGCACTACCAACAATACTTATTGATGATTCGACTCCACCAGTCCCATATGAACTAATAATATTACTATTGATTATTAAATCACCAGCACTTCCACCACCCGTTCCAGTTATTATAGTTCTTTTACCAGGTGCTTCACTAATAATTTGAGGACAATCCACTGTAATTTTCGTAGCTGAAGTAGTATTAAAATACATACAGCTTCCACTATAACTAACAATCCTATTTTTACCCTTAATTATAATACCTCTTGGTGCTCCACTAACGCCAACATAAAACATATCTCCTGTAGATACAGAAGTACATTCGTCAAATTCAAAAACAGACATGGTAGAAAAATCTGTATCAAATGAACCATCGTAGAATATATGAGAATACGTATAATTGTTTGTGGTGTAAAAAGACCCACTTCCGTATACATTACCCTCAGTAGCTGCACCATAGTTAATACTTGGGTCTTTAACAAATAACGCCCTGTTTGTATTATTATATACCTTAGCCCCTGCCTCGAAGTAATGATTTACGCCAGTAACGCTAAGGGTGTTTCCAGTGGCTATTGATGGGTCATAATTATACACCCCAGCCTTAACATGTATTGTGTCACCACTCTGTGCAATTACACTAGCCCAATTAAGGTCAACAGGTTTGTTTATATTACCAATTATTTCTGACCTAGTGCTACCAGTATCGCCAACTTCAGATACGAAAATAATATTACCGTAATCTACATCTACTGTGCCACCACTTGTCCCACCAGAAAATGCCGATAGGTCGATAGTTATTTGGTCACCATTAAGTTTATCTAGTATTATATCAGTTCCAGATGTGGAACCAGTAATTATATTTAACCCCTTAAGATATATCTGATTATTATCTAATTCAGAAATAGATAATGTTTTAGATTTAGTAGTATCTGCAAAATCACCAGTATATGGGCTTTTTTGTTTTCTTAATATTAACTTATTAGCCATGAATATTCTTTATTAATAAATATAATGGCTAAAAGAAAAAAAGAGGGTTAGTACCCTCTTTTTATTTTACATCTTCTTCTTTAGCTTCAGTAACCTCACCTTCACCTTCCGTTTGTGGTTGCTGAGGAGGCATAAACACACCAACTGCTTGTGCAATAATAGGTGCCTCTTCCAATTCAAAAGCCCCCCTTTTCTGAGCTACTTTTACCGCATTAACTAATATTTCTAATGCTTGTTGTTGATTCATTTCCATAAGTGTTATTTTTTATATAATAATAATATACTTATCATCACTTATTTTTTAAATAATTTTCGGAATAATCTAAACAAATTTCCATATTTTCTGTTATTGGGAAAACATTATTGTTATGTATATGCTTCCATTTAAAGAAAAAAGTCCATGCACTTCTAACACCAATATATCTAATAATAGGGTCAATATTATTATAACCAGTTACAGTTAATATATATTTATATATTTTATCTATTTCGTAGCCCCCCATACCCATTCTATAACCGTAATCATGTAGAAAGTTACCAACTGCGGTATGTTTTTTGTTTTTTAAAAATGTTGCACCGTCATATCCACGCTGAACCCAAAATCTAGAATTCCAAGCCTCAACAAATAAATTAAAAAAACAATCATTTAACCTGTAATAAACTATTTCAGCTAATAATGATTCTAATATTGTTTGCTCTGTTAAAAATGGATAAATATATCCAAAATATTGGTCTTTGATAATAAATTTAGACATATCAATGTGTGATATATCAACTAATGTTAAATCTGGTTTTGTCATTTTATTGTTTTTACTATGTTATTATATTATTTTTATATTATTTAATCCACTAAATACGTTAGTTGTATCAGCAGACATAGCTAATTCAGTATTAATATTTACTATATCATCTGGTACGACACCATTAGTAAACAAACCTCCACCATAAACTGCGATTTCTTTATCAACAGTACTACCAACTATTTCATAAGATGTGTCAGAAACTTTAAATCTAGTATTATCAAAATGAGGCATAGCATATGACGTATCAAATATTGTGTAACCAGAAGTAAATCCAGTACTTTGATAATCAATCGAACAATCTTGAAACATTATATTATATTTATCTTTTTGTGAACTAGAAGCAATACCAGTAAATGGAAACCCATCTTCAATAGTTATTTTACAGTTATTAAATTTAACTACAGTTTCAGTATCGTTACCCATATTACTTGAAACTATAAATGGTCTTTGAACTGTCTGTGTTCCATCTTTAACTAAAATTTCATCAATATTAATATTAACATTATTACGTATATGTGTGTTTGTGTTATCATAATACTCATATATTTTAAAAATACCCCATATACCATTTTGGTTAGTCCCGTCATTTTGCCACTCAACCATTTTAGCACTAACATTAATCATATTAGTACCTTCTATAGTATCAATATTACCAGTGAAAAAGGGAACCCCATCAACGTTTAGAAAAAATTTAAAACTGTGTGTTGTAGAATAACCTAATGTTACTTTTTGGTCTACATTAACGTCAACTAATTCACAACCTTGTGCACTAACAAAAATAGCGGATACATCTACATTACCCCCAACGTCTATATTAGCAATTGCCGAATGAGCACCCAAGAAATAATGACCGCCTATCACATCTCTAGACACCCTACCTTTAAGTGTGGCTAACTTACCCGCCCCAGCACCGTTTATATATTCCGCTTGCGCCCAAAAATGATATCCAGAATCTGCCTTTGAACCATCTAAGTTTAAAATAGTTGAACTATTAAATTCAAACTCAGCGGAAGACCCTTCGTAAAGATACAGAGTACCCCCCCATAATGCTGATTGGTCCGTTCTTGAAGTAAAATCAGCCCAACCAGTTATTTTAAAGAAAAGTGGGTTTGCTCCACTATCAGTTTTTCCATTATCGTTGAATATTCTACCAGTTGTTGTTGTGTTTTTTATACCAGTACCAGGTAAAAAATGATAAGTAATCTGGTTCTTACCTAGATTAGCTTCTTCATTTTGCATCGTCATTACTACAATGGTATCACCACTTGTCGCACCGCTTTCAGCAGCGGAAATGGTAGCATATTTATTAACTAAACTACCCTTTTCCCCAGTACTATCGTTACCATTAACATTATCTACATAAAGTATATTACCAGTTTTAACATCACCTTTAGTAATAAGTGATAAATCAGTATAGTTATTAGAGTAATCGGCACCATATTGTATTCCAGCAGAATTAGGTATAGTGTCAGTAAATGTCGTGATACCGTGGTCAACCTTAAATCTAGTACTTTGACCTAAAGTAGCATCATTAGTACCTATTTCAACGTAACCATTTTTACCAGTTATTATCCCAGCTTGAGCTGTAAGTAAAGTAAGTGTAGCAGTATCATCAGCTACATCTCCAGCGGTAAAGCTAATAAAGTTTCCGAATCCAAATAAAGTACCTATTCTATTTGAAGAGTCTCCTAACTGTAATATAGATGTACCTCCACTAAAACCTTGTATTGTGGTAAGACCAGACTTTAATCTACCACCCAACTCTACCGTATCACCATCTTGTATTGTAATACCGTTATCACCATTAATACTTGTAGTTATACCAGTAATATCGAAACTACCGCCTTGATTATTATCGATTGTAATAGTAGAGCCAGTTTGATTATAAGTACCTCCAGTTGAAAATGTATCAGTATTGGTGGCAAAATAACTAGCTATATCCCCCAATGTACCTTGACTAGTGGCACCGCTATTAACAAACACAAAAATATCGTCATCAGTCATTCCCGATGTCGTAATTTTAGGTAATTGTGTAATCTTTCTATTGTTATTATTTACAGACATGAAATTCTTTTTATAATAAATAGTTTTAACTATTAAAAAGAATTCTTAAATGGGCCATTCAATTTCAATACCATTCTCTTGAAAGATGTAACCATCGTTTTCTTGCAAAATTAAATAAGTATCGTTTTTCTTAACGTCATATCTAGACGAATCCGAATCAAACTGAGACCTAATTTGACATAAGTTTAATGGTGTCGTATGAAATTTAAATTGAGATATGTCACCAATAAATGTTCCAGCGAAATTTTTCTCAATTACACTACCAGAATCTAACGGGTCAGGACCGTCAAAAGTAACACTTTCAATCAATCCCTGTGTACCACCACCAATACTCATATTATAACCAACCCCTTGAACCTTTTCTTTATAATTTTGGATTGGTTTAGGTATAAATTCTGGGAAATCATTAATAGTGAATTTAAGGTATCCATTTACATAAAAATATAATCTACCCGTTCTAGCATCAGCAACTTGTAATTCACAATCATCTAACCTAGTGTTGGCAATATATTTAATAACTACATGATTCCATTCGTCATTAATTAACCCAACATTAGAGTAAGCTTCATTAATCGTTGTTCCAGTTACATAAATATCATCAATACACGAACCAGTAGAGGTTAAAAGCCTAACACCTATACTACCATCGTCTTTAATTCTAAATCCAATAGCGTTGTCGATTACACTAACCATAGGATTCAATTCTTGTTGTATAATAGATATGTTATCGTCGTCACAAGCTAAAGTTCCAGTTGTACATCCAGTACCACTACAACTACCACAACTATCATTACAATCCGCTCTATGATATATTAAGAACGGATTTCTATCATCTACTTTTATCTCTATTGGTTCAGAAATTGTAATACTATCACCAGTAAAATTGCAAGCTAAATACCCACCTTCAGTTCTATCATATATTAAAAATCCATTATCTGTAGTAACATCAATGGTATTACCAGAAGGACATAAAGGAACTCCAGACGATGTAGTAACGTCTGACTCTTTAATAATAGTACATCCACTAGTAGCTCCACTTGTACATCCAGAGGTAACCCCTGTGTTTAATCCTTCAAAACAGTTCCAGAATTTATCTTCTGCTCTAGTACCCATATAGAAGAATAATCCTTTATTTTCTGGGTAAGTATCATTTAGTGTTGTACCACTAGTAGTACCGCTACAATTATCACCTCTACGTAACCAAAATTCTGAAGTCCAACCCTTTTCCATCCTAGTCGGTAACACTTCATAATCATATTCTTGTAGTTTATAAAATCCTTGATAAAATCCGCCGCATAATCTACTATATACACCATTAAATGTGGTTGCAGTATCTGGAGTAATAATATCTATGGGGTATACATAAGAACCTGTATTTCCACTAACTTGTGTGAAAAACATTTTAGTATCACCAGAAGATAATGTTAAAGTAGAACCAGTAAGAGCATTTACTGTTTGACTGTTAGAAGTGTCTCCGCTAATTTTATTAATTAATATTAGACCATTATCTACACCAGTTAGTCCAATATCAAATAACGTAACACCACTATTAGTCGCTCCCGTCCAAGAGTTTAAACTAGTAATAGTATTACCAGAGTAAATACTGCTGACATTAAAATCGATAGATAATGGTGTTTTTAATGAATCTATAGCTTCTGAGCAACAATCAGTCCTTAAATCATAAGAGATATGAAAATCCCAGTAATCTAAGTTAGATAACCTAGAGTCTAAATTATTAAATCTATGTTCTTTTATATTGCTCACTAAGTATAGACATTATATTCTATTATTATTCTGGGATTTGGTCTAGTACACCATTTTCATTAGCATGGTATCCTAAATAGTTTTTTATATCGGCAAAAATTAATGGAATAATTAAAGTTGAAAATGCGGTAAAGTTTCTAGTAAAATCATTAGTTCTCTTCTTTGGTTGACTAACAATATTTGTTATTGTATTACCAGATTCGTCTACCGACATCACCTCAACATCCTCATAAATGGTATTACCACTACCATCAACAGCGTAAACGTTATAACCATAAACATCAGTAAATGATTTACCGTCAGCAATAGAATATTTGTAATCTGGTGTAGAAACATTTGCGATTAAATCAAAATTATCTTCATCTATTTTAACTAATACATAGAAATTTACTTGGATGTTATTATTGTCATCATATTTAAATGATTTAATATAAACATATTCATCTAATCCATACATTTGTCTACCAGTTGCACTTAACGACTCTGGTTTTAAATCTTCGGCTTTTAATTGAACTTTACTCATTTTTAAAAATGTTTTTATATAAATAGTTTATTTTTTATAAAAATTTATGTGATTTTTTAATCTAAATTCGTTTTTACATCACTAAAAAGAAATCACCATTATCACTGCTAGGGGGTGTAGCACCTAAGCCTAATATTTCTACCCTATCATTAGTTATACTTCCAAAAGTAGCCGTAGTTCTAATATTATATGTTCCAGCAGCCAAACCAGAAGAAGCAGAAATAGCACCTGTGCCTACTTGCCTATTGGTATTATGAGTGGCAAAACTTCTGTTATCCCCTTGCGGTAACTGAATAGTACTTATTACATTAGAAGAACACGCCGTTCCCATAACTCTACTATCTTGAGACACCGTTAAAGTTTGAGTATTTGGCGTTGTTACCCCCCCTGTTCTACCATTGTTTCCAATTCCTCCACTTCCTGTGAAATTTCTTACGTGAATAGAAATAGGGTTCCATTGGTTAGCACTAAAATTAATTCTTAAAGTGTTGTTTCCCGTATTAGGGTTAAGAATATAAAAGAAAGCCATACGCTGACTCAATCCACTTCTATTATTATTATATAATTGTGTCATTGCGACTCCATCATACGTACAACCCGCATAATTAACGGTGTTAGCCATTGTTAATTGAATGATTAACAATCTATCACTACCAGCCGCAACGTTATAACTAAACTGATAAAAATTATTACCAGGAGTTGGGTTTGCATTAAAACTATTTACACTTACAGGTGCTGCCATATTATAATTGATTTATATCTGTTATCTCAATTAGACTTAATTCAGATGTATCTTCTAACGTTGCTCTCGCTTCATTTACGTAGGTATTAGACACAAAAAATGTACTAATTGATACCCCTCCTATTTCTAACTTAGTTCTGTTTTCACCCAGAAACTTACCTAATGTACTATCATAATTTTCATTAATCTGAGTAATTATAATTTCATCAGATGTATAACCAACATCTGTATATTTTAGGTTATTCGTACCTTCTAATTCAATTTTACTTATAATCGTAATCATTTTTATTTTATTATTTTACACTTCTTCTTTTACCGCAACAACATCCCATTTAGTATCTGTTGAATTATACTTACAACCAACGTAAAGTGTTTTACTTGCTGTTGTTGCAGTTGGTAGAGTTACTCCTATCACTCTAAATATAGCATTCCAAGTCAATGTTCTTGATGTTCCATCATCTTTAAATCTAAAAATTAAATTTTGACCTTGAGACGGGCTACCCGTTGGAGCCGCTATAGTTGTGGCTACTGCCATTGCTGTTAATACTCCCTCACTTTGTTTGTCTGCATCTATTGTAAATGTAGCTGTAGAGGTGGTTTCTTGTACTGACAATTTACTAATAAGTTTCCAAATAGCACTTGTAGCTGTGTTATCAACACATACATAAACTCTATCATTTGTGACATCAACCCAAATCGAACCTACATAATACCCAGATGCGCTATCATCAGTAGCTGTAGGTGCGGCGGTAGCATCAAATTTATTTCCTTTTATCTTTAACAGATTTACATTTGGTGTTGCACTCATATCTTAAATATTTTGTTGTTGTTCTAACCATTTATTATATTCAGCTGGAGGTGTATCATACCACTTCCAACCGTTCTTTTCTACTCTGTTATCAGAAGATAAAACCACACCGTCAGGAAAACTTATTTTACTTCCTGTAGCCCATATATCTTCTTCTTGTATGTATTTATAAAACATAATCTTTTATTTAATTTACTACTGTCCAACCTTTACCCGTTGCTATTGCTATATCACCTGCAGTTAAATTAGCTGAACCAGGATTACTTTGAACATAAATAGTTTGTGATACTGCTGTTCCTAAGTTATTAAAGATATTCACAATAGCATCTCTATCTAATTGACACCCATTATAACTATGTGTTTTGGTTAATCCATAAATATTACTTTCTCTTAAACTATAACAATTACTAAAAGTATTAGTGTCAGATAAAGTTACACCACTAAAATCAAAAGCTGGAAATGAAGTTATTTTATAACAAGCTCCAAATGATTGCCTGATATCAGTTACAGCACTAACATCCATTAATGGAACTCTCTCTAAATTCACACAACTTCTAAACATTCTATACAACCTACTTACTCTTACATTATCCATTGATGAGGGGTTTATAATATATTTGTTATTGTAAAACATTTCACTACTTGTTACAGTAACTGAAGTATTAATTGTACCTATCTTTTCAATTCTTGATGCTTGATATAACTCAGTAGTATTTGTAGCTGAAGTAAAGTTTGCCCAAGACACATCTTTTAATGAATTTGTACCATAAAACATATAAGAACAATTTGTAATATTTGAAGTATCAAAAGGTGTTATATTTTTTAATTTTGAACAATTAGCAAACATAAAATTTGAGCTTGTAATTGTATTTGGAAAAGATGTTCCAACTGATTCCAATTCACTATTTAGATAAAACATATAAGATGTATTAGTAGCCGCAGGGCAAGGCACATTGAATGTTTTAAATTTATTTCCATTAAATGCACTATAAAAACTTGTGATATTACTTGCACTTGTTATTGGAACATTTACAAGTGGTAACCCATCAAACATATTAATTATACTCGTTAAGTTAGGTGCATCATTATCTAAATCATAAGGTTCAAGGTATGTGATTTTACTATTGTTTTCAAACATATTATTAACATTAGTAGCACTTGATAAATCAAATTTTGGTACTTCTATTAATTCACCACAAGATGATAAAAAGTCATCAAAATTTGTAACATTTGAAGTGTCTAAACTTACTATCTTTTTCAAAAATGGGTTTGATTTAAACATAAGACGCACATTAGTTAAATTAGGAGCTGTTCCAACAAATTCAAATTGTTCTAATCCATAATTAGTGCTAAATGTCTGATAAAAACTTGTAAAGTTCTGCCCTGCCATTTTACAATCAACTATATGAGGGTTATAATTAGAAGGGTCATTAGTATTAGCTCCAATACCACATTTAAAAGTTGTTAAACTCGCACCTGCTTGTGGCTCTATTGTTATAATGGCTTGTCTGTATCCATAAGTCGTTACAGTACTTGAAGATATGTTATTCCAATCTATTTCGTAATCAGCATAAGTACCTGATGTATATGTTTGAACACCTTGTCCATCACCCCAATCAATTTGAAAATTACCTGTAGCATATAAACTAAAGTAATTAGCATTTTCATAAATTTTTGCTAACAAGTATATTTTTTCATCCCCATTAACTAAAGTAGGTAAATCTAAATATTCGGGATTTCTAACATACTTCTCCCTTTCTACTGAACTTGTAACAACTTGACCTCCACTATTTCTTAATAATACTGCCATAATTTTATCCTCTAATTAATCTTATCCAAACGTTATCAGCTACTGCAGTAAACCAATAGTTACCATCATAGTGTGATTGACCTTGGTATGTTGCTGTTATTGATGCTCCTGTGTAATTTCCGTTTACATCCCAGTTAGAAGTATTTTCTAATAAAGCTGTTACTGTACCAGTTGCTAAATATTGGTCAACTATTGGAATTTCATTAACTGTACCTCCAGCTGGGTTATCGTTACCTAATAAAGCTGCTTGAGTAGTATCTTGCATCTTATCATAAGTAACAGCGTCAGACTGTATTGTGGTAACACCAGCGTTAGTAATGGCAACATCTCCACTCATCGCTACAGAAGTAGCTTCATTAGATGCATTACCCACAAATACTTCTCCGTTATTTAAAGAAGGAGCACCACCTTCAAATACTGATATTACTGTACCACCAGAATTCTTATAATATGGTAAATCAGTAGCTTTATCATAGAAATAGGTATCATTAGTAACACCAGTCCAGTCAACTGACGAATCTGTTATATGAGTATATGTAATACCTTTTTTTTGGTTAACTCCACTATTTACTGTTGTTATTGCCATATTCTATTATATTTTAGAATTATTTAATATAATGAAAGCATCGTAAGTAGCTTTTTCTTCTGCTGTTAATGAGTTGTAATCAACTATAACTTGTGAACTTTCTTCTGTAACATCATTAGTGTATTGAATAATAATACGTTTTTCAATACCTTCTACATTATTTTGTACTACTATTTGATTTAATATTTTTGTCATTTTATTTATTTTTTATTTATTATCCTACTAAAATATTACCGTAATCATCAGATGTATTAGTTTGTAAGTTTGTAATATTAGCATTAACTGCCGTTGTTGAATTTACAAAACTAAGGTTATTAAAATAACAACTTTTAGCTACATTATTATACAAACAATTAGCTGAAGCATTTTCAACCCTTATACTACCTCCATTTAAAATTATATCATTATCAGAACCACTAACTATTATTCCATGTCCCGAAACATCATTCCATCTTGAACCTACATCTAAATTAGAAAACTCAACCTTACCAGCATTTAATAAAATATACATACCAGCAGCAGCTGTTGAAGAAGCTTTTACATCTTGGATTACATGGCTACTTCCACCTCCGTTAGAATAGTAAACCCCTTGAGAAGCCGTTGAATAACCTATAACCCCTACGCCATTACCCAATATTCTCACACCATAAGAAGATGAAGAAAAACCGTAAATATTGGAAAAAGAGCCGCTAGCAGATATGTAAGTACCTATGTTAGCAGTTGAGTAACCTTTACAATCGTGAGAATTTCCACCAGCACCCCAAAAACCGTAATTTCCATCTGAGCGACCTACGCAAAAATAAGCATTACTAGTATTATTGAAAATACCATAACTACTACTTGAGTAACCTTCACAACTATAAGCCTTTCCATTATTTTGTATTTGCAAGCCTGCATTAGTTCCACCGTTGCAAATTGCGTTATAAAGGTTTCCGTTACTTAAATAAAAACCTCTATCCGAACTGTAAAAAACTCCACCGTAAAAACTTCTCGCAGAATTTCCAACATGTCCAGCAGTTCCAAAATCACTTTCAAAGACCATGTTATTAGCCTTGAATGTTCCCGCTCCTGTTGTGTGAATTGCTAAACTGTTAGAAACCGAACCTGTTCCACCTGACCTTAAAACCTTACCGTTAAACATTTCCATTGACACACCAGCAGGTACTGAAAAAGCGTTATCTGTACCTGCGTTGTTTAACGTATAAGTAAATCCGTTGAAGTTAATGTTAACACCGTTTTTACAAGTTATAGTAACTGCTCCTGTTTCTGTAATGTCTGAATAAATTTGTACAGTATCTCCAGCACTAGCAGCAGTTATAGCTGCACTTAAATCAGAATAATAAGTTGGTGTACCACCAGAGTTATATACAGCACACACACCATACGAAACTCCACCCAGTGATGATAAATCAGCAGTATACGCTGAAAGACTATCAGTTCTATTAAAATACAACGTATTACCAACAAGTGTTGAACCAGTAGTAAAATTATCATTTACAACTAATGACGACAAATCAAGAGTGTAAGCACTAAGACTATCAGTTCTATTAAAATACGCAGTAGAACCAACAAGTGTTGAACCAGTAGTAAAATTATCAGTAACTCCACTAATTGTTGTCCCTACTATAGTAGTGGCACTTAATACGTTAGCATATAACACACCTTTTACTCTTGCTGAATCTTCAGAAGTTAACCATACAGTACTACCAGTGTAATCTGCAGTATTACCACTATAAAAAGTTAAATCACTTGTTGTTTCCCCAGTATAATTCCCAGCAGAAACCTCTTCAAAATTAGTTACTATTAAATTGTAACCAATTCCAGTATACGTCAAAAACACTTGATTATTATTCACTATAGTCGTGGTATCACCAGTATATGTGACACCAGCATTTTGAGTGTCCCCACTATTACTAGGTGTTATGGGTTCTAAATCAGCACCAGCTAATTCCATTCTAGTATCACCAAAAAAGAATATAGTAGTACCAGTGTTACCAGAAAAAGTAGATGTCACACCACTACTAGTAGATGTCACCCCAGTAGTAGAATCATCAACACCTCTAACTAACTCAGTATAAGGAACTCCGAATGTAGTACCACCAGAAAGTTGAGTTTGAGTTTCTACCCTTTGACGTATCTGTCTATTGTCTGAATAATCTAATTTAGTGATGAATCCCATCTTATTTCTTTTAATATAAATATATTGTTACTTATTATTATATTTATTAATAAAGTACTTTTATCATGAAAAAGGTAATTAAGAAAAAAGACTTATTAAAATATAACCATAAAGAAGAAATTGAAGAGTTAGTTGATGCTGAAGGTAATATGATTGATGGTGATGATAAAAACCTATCCAATGATAGTGAAATTACTACCATGACAACTCAAACAACTGATGAATTTGAAAAAGAAACGTCACAACATAGAGATATGTATGGTTATGGTGGAACTGGTTATTCTAGAGGTTTAGTTAGAGTTGGTGAAAGCCTTAAAGATACTATCGAAAATGTATTAAGAGACCGAGCTAAAAATTCTGATATTTTAGATAAAGATGATATTAGTAGTAAAATAAATAAAATTGTTAAATCTCTTAGTACCGAAATTGAAAAGATGGGTGCGGATGCGATTATTGATGAATTAATTAAAAAAATTAAAGAATCGTAATGAATAAAGATTTAAAAGATAGAAAATTTAAAATACCAGAAGGACTTTACAATGATTTAAAAGGAATTAAAGAAAAGTTTGATGGTAGTATAGACACTGCAGGGTATAAACGTTTGTCTGATTTATTAGATGGTGACAAAGTATCGTACCAACAAATGAAACGCATCAAAAATTACTTTGACGATTATGACGGTGATAAATCAGATGATGAGTATAAATTAAATGGTGGTGATAGAATGCAAAAATGGGTCGATAATGCACTTAAAGTCGCTAGAGAGGCAATAAATAACGTTAAACGAGCTAAGAAAGATGCTGGTATGGAAAACGCTTATATTAAGACTCATACAAAAGACCAAAACGTTAACCCAACTAAAGTTAGAATACCAAAAGTACACAAATCTTCAAAAGGAAGGGATATTTATAATGATGAGGTTACATACGAACAAACTAGAAAGCGTATTGTTAACCTAATAGAAAAACTAGATAAAAAATAAACTTTAAAAATATGGCAACACAAAGTAAATTAGAAGAAGCAGCAATTTTAGCTAGACGACAATTAATAGCTAGAAACGAATATAACAGTTCAGATGATTCTAACGGTTATAGTGCTAATCACCCTAACGCTAAAAGTGATGGTGATAATAAAGGTAGGGGTACTGAAGCTTATTTAGACACTTATAATGGGGGTACTGAAACTGATGAGATTGAAAGAATTACATTAAAAGCTAGAAACCAATATAATAGCGATAAAGGATATGAAGCTCCAGATACAAGTGCTAATATTGGTGAAGTTACATTTTAATGATTAAACTAGAAAAAATATTAAATAATATTATAAGTGAAAGTGAGCTTATCACCGAAGGTGTTATGACTCCTAATAAGGTTATCGACATAATGAATAACCGACAAAGGATTAATATATGGTATGATTCTGGTGATGGTCAGAATACTGGTAAACGAACCATAGATATTTATGCGTATGGTTTAACAAAAGCTGATAACCGTGTCATTAGAGCATTCCAACCTTTTGGTGATACTAAAACTAAAAAACCAGCTTGGAAATTCTTTATTTTAGATAAGATTATTAAGATGGAACCGACTAACTTTAAAATATATAGTCCAATTTCTGACTTAAGTCAAGACTTTCCAAAATGGAATGAAAACGGTGATAAAAGTATGAGCACTGTTTACAAAATTATAAACTTTGATGATATTATTAAAAAAAATCAATCATTACTTAAACGTGATGTTGAAGACGAAGAAGAATTAGAACAAAATTAATATGGAAGGACCAGTAGATTTAAGTAAATTAACAGGGGCGTTAGGTGGTGCTATGAAAATCATGGCTAAAGAAGGTACCGTAAACCCAAAGACTAGAGGTAATGTAGCTTCTAGCTCGGATAAAGAAATACCTAAAAGTATGTACCAATCTAAGTCAGTTATGGGTACACAAAAATTTAAAGAAGAAGCTATTAAAAAATCTGGATTACCAGCTGAAATTATGGAATCATTTTTAAATAAACAAATTATAGTTAACCAAAATGGTGGTGTAGCTAATGACGATGCTGTTGCGGCAGAAATAGCTAAACAAGCTGGTGTTACATCAGAATCTACTCAACAAGCGCCACAACAAGTTATCAATGAAAGTGGTTTGGTAGGTGTTTCAGAAGAAAAAATTAGAGAAATTGTTAGAGAAGAAATGTTAAAATTATTTTCTGGACAAGTAATAAAAAATGTTGCTGAACAAGTAGTAAAAAAAGTAAAGCGTAAATAGGTAAATCTATTTTTTCATAGTTTGTTTTTTAACCCCATATTTTTATGGGGTTTTTTATTTAAAAAAGTTTTAACATAGAGTATAATATAAGTATAAAAGTTTTTATTATGATTAAAATTTTAGCAATTGCTAGTGATAGAGCTGGTGTAGGATGGTTTAGAACAATTAAACCACACACCAAATTACAAGAATTATTCCCAAAAGAATTTTTTGTTGATATAAAGTTTACTAATGAAGGTATTGATGTAAATGAATTAGTTAACTACGATATCGTTCATTTTCATAAAACAATTGTTGACTACCCATTAATGGATGATATTTTTGATAAACTTAATAAATCTGGTGTTATTACTATTATGGATGTTGACGACTATTGGTCACCAGATATGAAACATCCAGCATATCATCTAATTAAAGAAAGTAAATTAGGTAACAAAATAGTTAATAATTTGAAGAAAGCTGATTACGTGACTACAACAACCGAGGTATTCGCTCAAGAAATTAAAAAATATAATAAAAACGTTGTGGTCTTACCTAACGCTATTGATATTAACGAACCACAATATGTACCAAACCCAACCGATAGTGATAAACTTAGATTTGGTTGGTTAGGTGGGTCGTCTCACAAGTATGATATTAAGTTATTAGACGGTATGGTTAATAAACTAAAATCTGATTGTAGTGACAAAATGAAAATGGTATTATGTGGTTTCGACACAAGAGGTAGAGTTACTAATATAAATCCAGAAACAGGAGAGAAAACCCAAAGAAACCTAATGCCACAAGAAACAGTATGGTTTGAGTACGAAACTATTTTTACAGATAAATACAAAACAGTTGACCCAGCTTATAGGCAATACTTATTATCCTTTAATCAACAGGATTATCCTAACGCTGGTGATATGCCATACAGGAGAGTCTGGACAAAACCAGTTAATTCATACGCAACAAACTATAATTTATTCGACGTATCTTTAGCTCCCTTATTTAATAATAAATTTAACTGCATGAAGTCTCAATTAAAAGTTGTTGAGTCTGGATTCCATAAAAAAGCATTAATCGCTTCAGAAGTAGGACCATATAAAATTGATTTAGTTAACGCTTATGAAAGAGGTGGTACTATTAATGAAAAAGGTAATGCATTTTTGATACCCAATGGTAAAGATAATAAATTATGGGCTAAATACGCTAAGAAGTTAATTGAAAACCCAGAATTAGTGACAATGTTGAGTGAAAACTTACATAATACTGTTAAAGATAAGTATGAGTTGAGTAAAGTTACTACCGATAGAGCAGAATTTTACAAATCATTAAAAAAATAGTTGTTCCATATTGTTTAAGATAGTATATTTGTAATAAACGATATAAATATGGAAGTATTAACTAAAGAACAAATAAGTAAGTCGGCTAGAACCTTTGTTAAATTAGCTATGTCTTACGGAGCTATTAATGATGATATTATCATAAAAATGGGTGATAAACTCGTTAAGTCTCCAGCTAGTATTAAATTTGGTTGCTACGAAGGTGGGTTAGTGCAATTTATTACTAAGTTCACTACGATGGCGATTAAGCTAAACGAAGCTATTGATGACGGTCATCCAGCCAAAATAAATAAAAACACTTTAGCCAAAGTAAGTTTGATTTATCAGATTAGTAAGCATATGATGTATGAACCAGAAACACAAGACTGGTTGATTCAGAAAGGACAGTTATTTAAGTATGCTAAATCAGATGTATCTATGGGTATGGGTAGTAAATCAGCTAAATTTGTTATAGATAACGGTATTTCGTTAACAGATGAAGAATTCTCTACATTAGTATCGTTGGATGATGCTGAGAAACATTATGATAGTGCATTAACTATTGCAATTAGAGATGCTATTAAAAGAACTATGTTTGAGTATGAAAAATAATGAAATTGCAGAAAAAATCATCTCTGGAGAAATGTCTGTAGATGATGTGGTTAAAGAAATGGATTCGTTAAACTTAGGTAATGCAGGAGCATTTAAATTAGATGTTAAGTTTAAAAACGAATCTGATAATGAAGACCCTAAATATGCTAAAGAAGGTGATTCTGGATTTGATTTAAGAGCTAATTTAAGTGAATCAATCACATTAGGCTCATTAGAAAGAGCTTTAGTACCAACTGGATTATATTTTGAGTTACCTCCTAATTTCGAATTACAAGTTAGACCTCGTAGTGGATTAGCTGCTAAGAACGGTGTTACAGTATTAAATACTCCAGGAACTGTAGATAATCTTTACCGAGGAGAATTAAAAGTTATCTTAGTTAATTTAAGTAAAGATGAATTTACCGTTAATCATGGAGATAGGATTGCACAAGCTGTATTATCACCAGTAACTAACGACAATGTATTAATATTAAAGAAGGTGGATGAGATTAGTCTAGACACAGATAGAGGTTCTGGTGGATTTGGTTCAACTGGTGTAAGTTAATTTATATTTATTCTTTTTTTGGCCCACTTCGGTGGGTTTTTTATTTATAAACTTTTTCGTTATTAATATATTATAATTATGATAACAATAGTTTGCTCATCAATAAATCCAGATAGTAATTTTAAAAATTACGTAATTAGGTCTGGTGGACTACCCGAAAATAAAATTCAGTTTTTACATTATGAAAATAAAGGTAAATATGGGTTAACTGAGTTATACAACAAAGCATTAAGTGAGGCTGAAAATGAGATAGTCATTTTTATGCATGACGATATTGAGTTTAAAAAAAATAACTGGGTTAATAAATTAATTAAACATTTTAAACGTAATCCAGATTATGGTGTTATCGGAGTGGCTGGTAGTAAGGAAATGCCCGAATCTGGTAAATGGTGGGAAACACCATCTAAAATGTACGGTAGAGTTTATCATACACAAAACGGAAAGACTTGGTTGTCTGAATATAGTGAAGATTTAGGGTCTAACTTAGAAGAGGTTACATTAGTTGACGGAGTGTTTTTTTCAGTACACACTGGTAGAATTAAGAAGAAGTTTAACGAAGATGTAAAAGGGTTTCACTTTTACGATGTAGACTTTAGCTTTTCCAATCATTTAGCTGGTGTTAAGGTAGGTGTATGTACCGACGTTAAAATTAATCATATGTCTATAGGTGCCACTAATGAACAGTGGGATGAAAATAGAAAGGATTTTGTTAATAGATATAGTAATGTGTTACCTAGAAAAATATCAGAAGACTTCTCTAACAAGAAATTAAAGCTGTTAATTGGCTGCTTAAATTTTAATGGACTGACTGGTTCTGAGATATCTACTATGGAACTAGCTAAAGAATTAAGCAAAAATAATTGTGAGGTTACGGTAGTATCTAACGTAGGGTCTAAATTCGCAACAATTGCGAAGCGTTATGGTATTAAAACCTGTAGTATTAATGAACCACCTGGGTTTAAATTAGGTGATGGTAAATGGACTATTAATAGAGGAGGTAAAGTGGAAGTTTCTAAACAAGGAATGTTATACCAAGTAAGTAATGTGAATTTTGACGTAATACATGCTAATCATACTCCAATTACTCAGAGATTACTTCAATTATATCCTAAGACACCTATTTTAAATATTGTACGTTCTGAAGTGATTGATTTAGAAAATCCTGTAATTCACAATAATATTAAACAATATGTTGCGATTAGACCATCAATTAAGGATTATATTGTTGATAACTTTAATGTGTCTGAAAATAACGTGGAAACTATTTACAACTTTTTCGATAAGGGTAGATTTACCAATAAGAGCTTAGATAAAGGTACCGATAAGGAAGTTATTTTATTCGCTGGTACTATGGATTATTTAAGAAAAGAAAGTATATTAGATTTAATAAATACTAGTAATTCGGATGAACAAGAGATTTGGTTATTAGGTAAAGATACATTGGGGTATGGTATTGAATTCTCAAATACTTATGATAATGTTAGATATTTTCCACCTACGGAAAATATAGAAGAATTCTATTATAAATGTGATAAAACTGCGGGTATACTATTAGGTAGAACTACAATAGAAGGGTTCTTATGTGGTAGACCTGGTATTATCTATCAAGTAGATAAAGAAGGTAAGATGTTATCTAAAGAAACTATGGAAGTACCTAAAGATATGAGTATCTTCGATAATAATAAAAATGTATTAAAATACAAAGAACTTTATATTAAAACTTATAATAAATAAATAGATATGAAAAAGAACATACCACTTTTTAAGGTTTATATGTCAGACAAAGCTACAGAAGTGTCTGCAAAGGTATTAGAATCTGGGTTTATTGGTCAAGGAACAATAGTAGACCAATTCGAGGATAAATTAAAGGATTTTTTTGGTAATGATTATGTTGCAACAACTAATGCCGCCACATCTGCAGAACATTTAGCATTACATATGTTAAAAACCCCAGCAACTAATCGAAGAACTTTCGATGGGTTAGGTAGTATCCAATCTAATTGGGATGGGTTAGTAGATGGTGATGAAGTGTTAGCTACGCCATTAACTTGCACAGCCACTAATTTTCCTATTTTAGCTAACAATCTAAAAATTAAGTGGGTGGATATTGACCCAAATACACTTAACATGGATTTAGATGATTTAGCTAGAAAAATCACCCCTAAAACTAAAGTTATTTTTGTAGTGCACTGGGGTGGTTATCCGTTAGATTTAGATAGACTAAAAGAGATTCAGAATAAAGCTTATAGAAATTTCGGATTTAAACCAGCGATTATCGAAGATTGTGCACATGCGTTGGGTAGTAAATTTAATGGTAAAAAAATTGGGACTCACGGTAATATTTGTACTTTTAGTTTCCAAGCGATTAAACACCTTACTTCTGTAGATGGAGGTGCGTTAGTGTTACCACACGCCGAACTATATAGACGTGCTAAATTATTAAGATGGTATGGTATTGATAGGGAGTCCGATAGAAAAGATTTCAGATGTGAAGCTGATATTCCAGAATGGGGTTTTAAATTTCATATGAATGACGTTAACGCATCCATTGGTATGGCTAATTTAGCTGAGGTGGAAGAAAATGTCATAAATAAACACAAATCTAATGGTAAATTCTATGACGAAGCACTTAAAGACGTACATGGTGTTACGTTATTAAAACGTGATGATAGGATGGAATCGGCTTACTGGATTTACTCATTATTGGTTGATGATAAAGATAAATTCACGGAACACATGAAGAAACATGGTATTGCCACGTCACAGGTTCACGAGAGAAATGATATTCATAGTTGTTTAGTTGATTTTAGGAGTGATTTACCTAGTCTAGATTCAATTAAAGGAAGATTGACTGCAATTCCCGTTGGATGGTGGGTATCCGAAGAGGATAGACAATATATTGTAGATGTAATTAAAAAGGGTTGGTAATGACTAGTATTAATTACGTAGTAGCATTTTACACTGGTAAGAGGAGGTCATACCCTAATGGGGTACCTGCTCTTTCTTATTTAAAAGAACATATAGATTATCTAACCACAGCTAAAAATATAACAGGATGTACATTTATTATAAATAAGGGTAATTCGGCTATGGATAATCAGTTAGCGTCTGAAATAAATGACTTCAAGAAAGTAAGTAAAATACCTGTGAAGTTAATTGTTAGGGAGAATATTCATGGTTCTTATGGTGCATGGGAACAAGCTATCACCGATACATATAAAGACTATACACATAGTTTTTTGATTGAGGACGATTATATTCCTAATATTGATGATATCATTACCCCATTTTTAAATAAAATGAACTCAGAAGATGCTAATTATACCGCATCATATTTTAATAATGGTCATGCTAGTATTTCTAACGGATTATTAAATAATTCTATTGTTGAAAACACTATTAACAAACACGGTAGATTATTCCAGTTACAAAAAGATAAGTGTTATGCGGGGTTCGGGTCGTGTCAAGTTACATTTTTAAAGTTAATTGAACCTAAATTTAACGACATTACTGATAAATATAACACTATTTTTTTAGAGGTTAGACGTGATTTGGTTTACGGTAATAAAAACGGTATTACTTTAATTAAACCTATTAAGTAATATGTATAATCTAAACACTCATAAAGAATTTGGATTTATATTAATGTATTATTTACCTAAAGCTTATGCTTTATTTGAAAAGGGTTTATTAAGTAGCACTGAGAGTAGGTTAGGTACAGAACCTTTATTTTATTTCTCACCTAACCATACTGAGACGGATAAACATGATGGTACTTTATTTTCTGAGCAACTTAATTGTTATTCATTTAATAATCCTAGGTTTACTAATGAGATGTGGACTCCTCCTAAACTTAAAGAATATTTTAAGAATGATGAGTTACTTTTTGATAAACCTATATTAACCATCCATAATAAAAACTCGATAGAATGGCAGAGAGGATTATTTAACTATTTTGATGCAGATACGTTAGATAAATTAATCGATATGTTTAAAACTGATTATCAGATAATTTATATTAAACCGTTCTATGAAAATAGTAATATGACTAAAGATACATTACAGAAAACTGTGGATATTGGAGACAATAGGATATTGGATAAACATAAAGAAGTACTTACTATTGAGGAATTATTCAATAAAGGTGATTATAAATCTTATAACGAATTACAATTTAAAATACTGGCTAATTCAGAACATCATATATCACCAGCGGGTGATTGTGTAATACCAGCATATTTTGGTGGTGATTTATTAATATACAATCATCCTAACTGTAATTCGACTAATAGAGGTGTATGGAAAACAGGTTCTTGGTTAAAACTATTATCGGGGGCTAATATTTATGGGTTTAACGATTATAATCAATTAATAGATAAATCGATTGAATTATGGAAATAAGATTAATGAATATTAATGACATAAAATTCTTTAATAGGGTACGCAATGAAAGTGTGGATTTTCTACATGATAACACTAAGTATACACTTGAAGATAACATCAAATGGTTTAATACTTTAAATGACCCTTTTTTTATAATGTTAGTTGACGATGAAAGGATAGGGTATATTAGAACTTCTAATTGGGAATCTAATGAACCATATGTTGGTATGGACATAGCAACCGAATTTAGGGATAATGGATATAGTCAAAAATTCTACCCTAAACTTTTTAATAAATTAATGGTTGAATTTAATGTAAGAAGAGTATATTTGGAAGTCTTAGAGACTAATATTAGAGCTAAACATATCTATAATAAATTAGGGTTTGTAGAAGTTAGTTCTGAATTATATAATAACACTAATTCTATTAAAATGAAATTAGACTTATGATTAAAGAAGATAATAACGCTCAGTTTTATATAAATAAACTAAAAAATGGTGAATATTTTTCATTTACCAGATGGGGTGATGGTGAATGGTTTTGTACAGTAGGAGTTAACGGTCAGAATTGTGACGGTCATAGATATTTCCCAGAAATGTCCAGTGATTTACAAAAAGCCCTTAAAAATAATAAAGGTTATTATAAAGCCGTATGGCCCACAACTCATGGTCAGATACAAAGAAATCTACCATTGATACAAAACTACCTTAAAACTAACGAAATTGACGTTAATTGGGTGAATGCTATAGTTTGGGAAGATTTAGTTATTAGAGAAGATATTAATGAACTTACCGACACATTAGGGAATATGAATTTTGTAATTGTTTCTGAAGCTAGTAAGCGAGATTTACCGATTAAGTATATCGATTTTATTGAGATACCTAAAGTAAATTGTTACTTAGAAAAAGATAGGATTAAAAATGATATGATTGCGATGACTGAAAAATACGATAATGTAGTTTTTGGGTTATCAGCATCTATGATGACTAATGCGATAGTAGATGAATTATATGACGTGATTGGCAATAAGTGTTGGATGATTGACTTCGGCTCAATATGGGACCCATTTATAGGTAATAATATTAGAAGTTACCATAGAGAATATAAAAAGATTGAACTATGATAGTAATACCATTCGGAGGAATATCTAATAGATTAAAGTGTATTATATCAGCTATTGCAGAATATGGTGATATTACACTTAGATGGGACGTACCTAATAGCGGAGGTGGTGTTAGGTGTCAATTTAGTGACCTATTTACTAATACATTTAATAGCACATCTAATCGCACTATTAGCGATTGTAAATTCATACATGACTATATGAATACGCATAATCCGACTGACAATAATAAGGAGGATGTAGATGTTGAGATGCAAAAAAAGTATATCGACATTATAAATGACCTAAACCCAGTACAGTACGTCCAAGATGAGGTGAAAAGATTACATAATGAATTACCCTCAGATTATACCACTGTCAGCGTTAGGACTTTTAAGTCTTTCCCACAGGAATATAAGTCTTGGGGGCAGTATTTTGACATTAATTTACTTTTCACTGAGTTAGATACTATTGACAGTTCTTTTTTATTGACTTGCGATGATACTGATACGTTGCACTTAATAAAGGGTAGGTATGGTGATAAAGTAATAACAACACCTAAAAGAACTAAGTTTGGTGACTTCCAATCGGTAGTTGGTATGCAAGATATTTTGATAGATTTAATATTAGGTGGTATGGCTAAAAAAATATATGGTACTGGACTGAGTAGTTTTTCAGAAATGCAATGGTGGATGGGTAAATGTACTGCTAAATATAAACAAATGAAATTACATGTTAAGTAAATTAAGAAAATTTATAACTGGATTAATGGTCTCATTATATTTGACCGAAAAAAAAGTGTTAACACCTAACGAAGATTTTGGTGATGGAATATCATTAACTTTAAACATTAATGAAGGTAAATTAGCTGACGATTTGATGCGAGGTGAAGTAACCCAACAAGTAAAAGAGTTACGTTGGAGAATGTATAAAATTTTATACCATACTAAACTTAAAAATAGTAAAATCATTGGCTACGATGATGAAGGTTACCCTATTTTAGAAACTACTAATACTACTTTAATTCGTGAATTAAGTGGTCTAGATATTGATATGACTGATAATGAATTATTTCCACTTAAAATGTGGATTAATAATGAACGCATTGAGTTAGGGTTTAATGATATGGATTTAACTAAAGAAGAATATACTTTAACTGAAGTTAATCAGATGTCTAAATCGAATAGACGTATTGGTGTTAGTCGAGGACAATTTTTACCTAAATTTAGGATAGAAGACTATACTGAGTTTCTGGTAGTTAGAGAAAATGAGGAAAAAAATGTTCTTCTGGAGTTATATATTAGTCGTTACGAAGATATTTATGACAAAAGGACAAAGTTTTTAATTAAAGAGATTGAAAAAGCTAAGTCTAGACCAAGAATGGTGGATATGCTAGATATCGAGAATATAAGTTTTATTACTAACGAGGACAAAGGTGTTTCAGATTTATTGGAGTATACTTATGAAATATCCCGTTTTCACTCTATAGTAGATTATAAATCACATTACGTAGTTAAGTTTTTAGCGAAACCTATTATAGACGGTAGGAATGTTATTGAATCGTTCATTGACCATGACTTGGATAAGCGTTATGAAAATAAAGAAGCAAAAACATGAGTAAAAGAAGAAATGTCAGTAAAAAAGATTTAAGTTATGAAGATTTTTTTAGTCCAAAAGACTTAATTAGTAATATTATGACATCTAATATAAGTATTAAAGCTAAGAATGATAGTCAAATAGATTTCATACAAAAAATTAAAGATAATGAAATTACTATATGTTCTGGTGCCGCAGGGTGTGGTAAGACATATTTAGCTGTAGGTCAAGCACTTAAATTAGTTAAACAAAAAACCACTAAATACGAAAAGATATGGATTAGTAGACCAGCGGTAGAAACTGGTAAATCATTAGGTTTCATACCTGGTACGTTACAAGAAAAATTAATGCCTTATATGTTACCTTTATTAGACAACATTGATAAGATTGTCGGTAAAGAGAAGAGAATTGAATTGATGGAGAAAGAAATAATAGAGTTTCAACCACTATCGTTTATTAGAGGTAAAACGATAGATAACGCAATATTAATTATGGACGAATCTCAAAATGCTACACCTTTAGAAATGAAAACTCTATTAACTAGAATTGGTGAATATAGTAAATTTATAATTACTGGGGATATTGACCAATCAGATAAATATAAAAACGTTGAGGATAGTGGATTGTTCGATATGATTCACAGATTAACAAATTTAGATAAAGTAGCTATTCATAAATTTACTGAAGCTGATATAGTTAGAAACCCAATAATCACTGAAATTTTAAAAAGATACAAATAATACTATAATATTATTTAAAATTAAAAGTCTTATGTTTATTATATTAAATATAAGACTTTTTTTATGATTATTGGTGTAGAAATAAATGATGTAATTAGAAACTTTACTGGTAGATTTGCTGAAGTTTATTCTAAATATGAATTACCTAATGAAGAAAAGGGAATTGATTTAGAAGAAAATCCAATCACCGACCATAACTTTCACGAGTATTTCTTGTTTAAAGATGTTAACTCTTTTAACGACTATCTATATACTCAAGCGGCTATGGAGATTAATGGTTTAGCTCCAGAATTACATGAACATTCCATAACTAAACTAAATGCACTTAATTTAGATTTATTGGAGGATGAAGAACATGAAATATGGCTTATCAGTAGAGAAGCTAATTTAAGTTGTCCATCCACTTTATTTTTCTTATCTAAATTATCCACTAAAATAAAGACAATCAAGTTTTACACTCAATATGAAAATCTTTGGGATGATGTTGATATGGTAATCGGAGCACACCCAAAAACATTGGAATCAAGACCAGAAGGTAAAATATCAGTTAAGGTTAAAACAACTTATAATAAAGAAACTGAAGCAGATTTTGTTATAGATAACATTATCGACTTTACTGATAATGAAGAATTAAGAGATGAAATTTTAAATAATGTAAACGCTTAATGATTAGATTTGATTTAGAAAAACTAGATGAAGTGTTATTAACACCCAACAATACGGATAAAGATGGGTATATGAATGAATTTGAAGAATCTGTAGATGAGGAAGGTAAAACCTTTAAAAGAGTACGAAAATACAGACCTTCATTAGAATTAAATTCACCTAGATATGAATTAGTGTTAGCTATGATGCAAACACTTATGACTTATTTATCTGAGCCGTTAGATGATATGGATGGTAATATTGACCAAATCATAGAAAACGCACCAGTTAATGTGCAATGTGCTTATGACACATTAGACGAATACGGATTAATTATTAAAACATAAATATTTTTATATTAACAAACATGAGTAAAGAGAAAATCGCAAAAGAGTTAATCGAGAAATTAGATAGTAAAAATTTCTCAATCTATTTTTACACTAGAGATACAAAAGGTAATCCAGTGGCAAGTGTTGCTAACACTTACGAAATGGTTAAAAACCTAAATGATTTAGGTTATAACGCAAAGGTTTTACATGATAAAGCCGATTATGTTGCTTCGCACCCAGCTACTTGGTTAGGTGAAGAGTATAAAGACCTACCACATACTTGTATCGAAGGTGGTGATTTACAAATTAAAGCTGAGGATTTTGTAATTGTTCCAGAAGTTTTCGCAAACGTAATGGAGGAATTAAGAAAACAAAATACCCCATCAAAAAACATCGTATTATGTCAATCTATTGAAGATATTTTTGAATTACTTAAATTCAAAACATATTGGTCAACTTACGGATTTAATGATGTTATTACTACATCAGATAAAGCTAGTGCTAGAATTAATGATTTATTTCCGTCAGCTAAAATATCTGTAGTTCCACCAGTAATTTCGGATAAGTTTAAAGCAGATACTAAATTAAAACAACCTATAGTATCTATACTATCTAGAGACCAAGGCGATATTAAGAAGATTATTTCATCATTCTTATTAAAACACCCAATCTTTAGCTGGGTATCTTTTAGAGACTTAAGAGGGTTATCGCAAGAAAATTTAGCTGAAATCGTAGATAAGAGCTGTTTAACAGTTTGGGTTGATGATGTAGCTACTTTTGGAACATTCCCATTAGAGTCTATCGAGTGTAATACACCTGTTATTGCTAAGTTACCTACCGAAACTCCACCTTGGGGTGTTGGTGAACCTACTGAAGAAGGTGCTGAAACACTTAAAGATTTCATTCTTTGGGTTAATAAAGTGTCTGAAATACCAGATATGATGGCTAAATACTTACATTCTTGGTTAGAAGATAACGTACCAGCAGATTTATTGGAAAAGATGGATGCGGAAAAAGGTAAATATACTTCAGCTAAACAAAAAGATGTTTTAACAACAGTATTCACTCAGTTAGTTGAGGATAGAAAGAAAGAGATTGAAATTATGTTAGAAAATGCAAAATAATATGAAAACAGTAAGTGTAGTAATCCCAATTCACGAACTTAATGATGAAACTAGTGAATTATTAGGGAAATCTTTAATTAGTGTAGCTGAACAAAAAGTATTACCAAATGAGGTATTATTGGTTCATCCAGAAGGTATTAGTGTTAATGGTTTAGTACCAGAAAAAATTGCTGATATTACAAAAGAAATTATTAACGAAGGGTCAACCGATTTCGCATCCCAATTAAACAAAGGTGTTTCTGAAGCGAGTTCTGAGTTTGTTTGTTTTTTAGAGATGGATGACTTAATGTCCAAAATTTGGATTGATAATTTCCAGCAATACGCTGCCGAATATGATGATGTGTCTTTGTTTATGCCAATAGTAGCCGAAGTTGATGCTGAAGGTAAATTCTCTGGACTAAACAATCAATTAACATGGTCGCAAGGATTTAACGAAATTGTACCTATGGGTTATTTAGATAACTCAGCATTATTAGATTATCCTAATTTTAATTTTGCTGGTATGGTAGTTAAAAAAGACTCATACTTAAATGTGGGTGGATTAAAACCATCAATTAAGTTAGTTTTCATGTATGAATTCTTATTAAGATATACATTTAATAATGAAAAGATTTTAATAGTTCCTAAGATTGCTTACCAACATCTTAATTTTAGAAACGGGTCGATTTTTGATTCTTATAAAGACACTATCAACCCAGTTGAAAATAATTGGTGGATTGCTCATGCTAAAAAGGAGTACTATTTCAATAACGATAGAGGTATTACATATGAGGGGTAAGATATGGCTAAGAAAAGAGGAAGAAAACCAAAAAATAATTACTTCGGCGAAAACGAAGAAAAAGCGGTTGTTGACTTTTTAGTTGCCACTACTCAAGATGAAAGAGATAAAATTTACAGGGAGCGACTTATGGCTCCCTTAAATAAAATGATTGACTCAATTATACGTAAGTATAAGTTATATCGTAAAAATGTTTCTTTCGAAGATTTACACGCTGACGTATTATCTTATCTAATTACTAAAAGTAGTAAGTTTAAACCAGATAAAGGTAAAAAAGCATATTCTTATTATGGGACTATTTGCAAACATTATTTATTGTACTTATTACAACAAGACGATAAATTAAAAATTAGAAATATATCCTACGAAGATATTTACAAAAATATCGAAGAAGATGAAAAATATAGTTACGAATTAGATTACGGAGAGTCTAGAACTTCGATACTCTTAAGAGAAATCAGTGAAGAGATTAAAAAAGAAGTTGAGATAAAAGTTAACAGTGAGTGTAAAAAGAAGATTACTGAAAACGAAATTAAAGTTGGTAGAGCATTAGTTAAGATATTAGAAAATTGGGAACCGTTATTTGAGGATGTTGGTGGTACTAATAAATACACTAAAAATACATTTTACTCTATAGTAAGAGAATATACTAGATTAGAATCTAAAGAAATTAGAAATGCATTAGTAAAGTATAAAAAGATTTATGGGGTACTTAAGGACGATTCTATGGACATGTAAATATTTAGTTTACTACTATTTATATAATAAAGAATATATAAAATGCCAAGAAAAATAAATCAAATACACATAGAAGATAAACAAAGTTTAGAAGCTTTGTTACAAGAGGCGTATGTCGATGCTTGTAAATTAGAAAACGAAACACAAAAAACAGTTAATAGGATTAAAAGAGCACCTAGTCCAGACACTATGGATGACTACGCTAAACAAGCTAAAGAAATCACTGCAGCACTTAAATTAAAAGAATCTGCTGTAAAATTAAAATTAGAAGTCGCTAAATTACAACATGACTTTATTAAGAAAAATGGTGTTGTAGAAGAAGCGATAAAAACTCAAGAAACTGGTAAAGTGGATTTTAATGATTTCGAACAAATAAGAAATTTAGTTAAAGCTCAAACTGATAAAAAAGATGGTGAATAATGTCAATAAAGAGCGACAAACAAGATATTCTAAATACTATTGGTGCAACAAAGACAATAGTTGGTGGTTTACCATTATTTAAAAAGGTAAATAGTTTATCATCTATAAATAATGATGGTGATAGCATATCTTTTCTTATTGATATCTTAAAAACATTAACTGGTATTGATGACTTATTTGGAAAGATTAGTGAGTTTTTAGCAACTAATCTAGAAGAGTTAGAAATTGACATAAAAGAAGCTCTTAAGGATGAATTAAAAAGCGTTATAAATTGTAACGTAAATCCAGATATTCCAGATTTTTTAAAACACCCAACTCACAGCACTGGTACAGCGTTAGATATACCATTAAATAAGGTTGATTTATTAGATATATTCTATATAAACCCAACATCATTAACAGGACCATTACTATATAATGATAATTTAAACGGTGTTAATAGCACTGATTTAAATGTAGTTCTATTTGAAACTGTTCAAGCCAATGGGTCTGAAATTAATTGGAAAGGGTCTAACGATAATGATGTATTGTCAATGACTTTTAACGAAACTACATCTAGCGGTAATAATAGATTAACCCTAAGTGCTAGTGAATATTATAGCAACCCAGCTAACAATAAAAAACTTTTAGATTTAAATAATGATTTTATTGATAGTTTAGAGTTATTTGATACTAGTAGTTTAATTAATAAAATAGTTGACGTTTTATATGGTTCAATATCATTTAATAACAAAAAAAACACTTCACAATTAAAGTCTGAAGAAGAAATTAATCAAGTGTTAGATAATCTTATAAATTCTGTGTTTGACGAGATTGACGATTCATTTTTTACATTTGACCAAGCTGAGGTTGGTGTAATCGAAGAGAACTCAATAAATAGAAAGAATGGTATAAGAAAATTAGTTAATTGTGGTAATGTAGAAAGTAGTATTAACTTAGATACGTTATTAAACGGTACTGACGCAATAAACAGCGCCACAACACAGGAACAAGTTATTACTGCAACTAACGACATGTTGAATAATATTGCTAATGATGGTTCTGAAAGTGCATCCGAATCTGACAAAAATACCGCTAAACTAAGTTTTATTGAGGAATTAATAAAAGCATTGTCTAAAACTATTATGAATGTCGTTATTTCACCTAAATTAATGGTATTATTTAGGTTGAATCATGCAATTATTTACGGTCCAACCGCAGAATGGACGAATGGGTTAGATTTTATTAGAAAAAATAAAAAATTAGTTAAAGCGATAGTTAATAGAGTTAGGGATATTATTGTTAACTTCTTACTTAGTTTAGTATTAAGATTAATAACCACATTAGTTGCTAGACAAATTAGTGGAGATTTACTTGAAAAAACCAACTTGGCTAAAGGGCAACTACTTTCATTAGTTGGTGTTCCTCAAGATATAATTAGATTAATAAGTGGATTACGATGAATATTAGTAAAGTTATAAGTATAATTAACGGTGCGTTTGGATTAAACGTTAGTCCAGCAACACCACTACCACCACCATTAATATTTACTGGCGGACAATTAAGACCTGGATTAAGCCCTAGAAAAATTGCTGCTAGAATTATAACTAGACAAAGTGAGGCTGGCGCTCCAGTAGGTGCATTAGCTGACGGTTCTGATAATATCTCAGAAAAGATGGAGGTAATTAGAATAGAAGAAATCGTAAATGCTATATTAACTGAAGCAGTGGTGGATGTGGCTATACCACCAGGGATTCCAGTATCAACAGTAGGGGTTGGTAATGTAGGTATCCCAGTAGTTAGTCAAGGGACTACAGTTAATTTAGCTAGTGGAAAAGGTATAGTAAGATAATATGAAAGAAATAGACTGGGAAAATATGTCAAATAACGATATTATGGCTCACCTTATGGCTATAAAAATGGAACACGAAAACCAAAAACAAGTAATCGTTAGAGAAATTGATGTATTAGATAAAATGAGAGACGATTACAATAAGGGTAATAAAATATTAATGGATAGAATGAAGCGATAATGAATTCTGGTATAAATAAACATAGATTAACAGATAACGGATTTTTTAATAAACAATCCCCATCTAATTTAATGTACATTGGTAGAGTGACATCTAATGATGACGAATATGATGGTGGTAGATTAAGAGTTAGAATTGACGGTCTTGACGACTCAATAACTGATGATAATTTACCGTATGCATTTCCTTTAGTACCAAAATTCTTTGGTGTTACTCCTAATGTTGGTGAAGCGGTAATGATATTTAAAACTAATATTGATACTGACTTTGAAAATAGAATGTGGATGGGACCAATAATATCGCAACCACAATTCTTAAAAAACGACCCTTATTTCTTTACCGCCACTAGTACAATGGATAGTGGAGTGGTTGAGCCACAAACCGCACCATCTAATATCCCTTCAGCTAGGGGAGTATATCCAGATAAAAAACATATTACTATACAAGGTAGGAATAATAACGACATTGTATTTAAAGATAATGAATTAGTAATTAGGAATGGTAAACATATTGTAAATGAAAATTTACAGTTTAATGATGAAACTATATCATACATTCAAATTAAAAACGATGTGTTACTGAATGAAGATTCGGATAAGATTGGTGGTGTAACTAATATTGTTAGTAACAAAATTAACTTACTTAGTCATGATGGTGTACCGTCTTTTAATTTAGCTGATAGAGATAACCTTATTAGTGACGAACAATTAACCAGAATTTTAGAAAATAGTTCTCCATTAGTATATGGTGATAAATTAGTTTCACTATTAGAGTTAATTAAAGAATTCGTAAACAATCATACTCACCCTTATAATGGATTACCTCCAGTTAAGGACATAAACACACAAGAAATACTTAAAACTAATCTAGACGAACTTTTATCTAAAAATATAAGAATAAATTAATAAAAAATCCCAGAGTTTAACTGGGATTTATTTCTATTTATTTAGTTCTGCTAAACTTACGATATCAAATTTAACAATATCTTTATGAGTTTTAACAACGTTACCACTATACGACTTAACATCTATATAATAAGTCTGAGGTATTAAACTTGACGTGTCTAAAAGGAAATAATTATGATTATAACTTCTATGAACGTCATTGTAATCAATTACTGTAACTTCATTAGGTCCTTCTTTAACATATAAACGGTATTTAATGCCGTCTATGACATCTTTTTGGTTAACGGTATATGGAATATTAGCTTCTACGATAACCTTTCTTATATCGCCTCTAACAATCCTTTCTTGATTCTTAATACCGTTTAATGAAAACGAATATTCTTTAGGTAATTCATTATCAAAACCAATATTATAATATTTTGCCGAATCGGTTAAAGTAAAATCTAATTCAATGTCTGGTCTTGTGATACCATTAATTTTAATATTAGACCACACATCGTTAAACATTATACAATCTTCAGCAACATCCTCTTGTGTTGGTATATTAATATTTATTGAATAAACTCCTTTAGTTACGTGTGTAACATCCGAAGATGAATAACCACTATAACCTAATCCATTTGAATCTTTAACAGTAACTGTAGGTAACTCATCTAAATTAGTTGGTTCACCACCAATATTTACATATAGATATAACTTATTGTTCTTATCTAAATAAAAATTTTCTCTATCGTCTTGAATCGTTTCCAAATAAGTAGTTTCAACAAACGGTTCAAAGAATGTTTGAGTATGTCTAGTAAATAACCCAATATAATAAGGGTCACCAACTGGTAGTTCCTCAATCTCTCTAGTAAACGCAATACCATAACCGTAATTGGTAGTGCCACCAGTAATAATTGAATTTACTTCATCAGTAATATCCATTACAATATCTTCATTACCAGCATCTAAATGTTGTGTGGTAACTGTTACTCCAGAACTACTACCACTATATACACCATTTCCACCATTCCATTCTTCAGTTAATCTAGCATCAATCCAGTTAGACGGTGCAATTTTAACCAATGGGTCTTCACCAATTAAATAACCAGTAGTGGAAAAGTCATAACCAACACCTTCATCCCATTCTTGTCCAATCCTAAATAATATAACATCAACAGAAAACGCTCTTTGCTTATCTAATGTATTATCAAATTGACCTGTGTTTGTGATTTTTAATACATGTTTAATATTGTCTAAGTTAGCAAAAGTTTTATCATTATATAATTCTATTAACTTATCAGTATCAAATTTAAAAATGAATCTACTATATTTAGGATTATCCGTTGTTCCACCATAATATAATTCCGATATTGGGTTTTTACCAGTATTGGTTAACTCATTGTATATAATTGTATTATTTTTTTCGAAATAAGACTTAATAACCATATTATTCTTTTTTAATAAATAGTTCCTTTGTTAGTTCTAAAACTGTTATCTATAAAATAAAAAAGCCCACTATGAAGTGGGCTTTTTATTTATTTCAACTTATAATTAACGTAATTCGTTAGTGTTGTAAGTTACGATTCCATCAACTGAAACCTTTCCGTAGAAACGGTTGTTTACCATTTTCTTCGCATATCTAGTGATAATTCCTTTTACAGGAGCGAAGTTGTTATGGTTGATGATAGTTGGAGTTAACTGTAATGGAATGTATGGTGCGTAAACGTACCCAGAATCCATAAGTGAGTTACCTTTGTGTCCAATAATCATAGAACCAGCTGGTGCATAAGGGTCTCTGTATACTTTGTAACGTCCTCCTAATGAACCAATCTTCTCGATTCCCATGTTATAAGAATCTTCCTCTGCTCCAGCGTCAGAAGCGTGGAAGTACTCTAAGTCATCAAAGATTGCTGAAATCTCAGAAGATACTACGATGAAGTTAGCTCCACCTCTTAAAGTAGCTTTATGGATTTGTGCAGAAATTTGGTTAACTTTAGTAACTAAAGTCTGGTTCCAATCTTTTTGCGTATAAGCAACTGAAGGTTGTCCAGCTCTTCTCCATCCATTGTAATCCCACTTAGTTTGCCAAGCAGCACCTTTTCTCAAGTCGATTAAGATTTCTCTATCGATTTCTAAAGCAACTTGCTCAGAAAGTAATGCAGTTAACTCAGCTTCAGCATCGATGTTATGGAATGCGTTAACATCCTGTGCCATCTCTGGTGACCAACTAGTTCTCATTTTTCTTGTAGTTGTAGCTACAGTTACGCTATCAAGGTCGAAAGAAACTTCAGCCATTTCTGATTCAAATTCTAAATCAGAGTAAGAAGCGTAAGATGCAACGAATGAAGTAGTATCTGCAGTAAATCCAGAAACTCCAATGTATCCGTCTAATGAAGTAGCGTCAGTTGGTGCAGTTAAGAAAACCTCAACTAATAATTCACCAGCTTCGTTACAAATATTGTCGTAACCAACAATACCTTTACCGTATTTTTGAGTTACTAATCTGAAAGGCATATCAGCATCTTGTGCAGCAACAACCTCTCCGTTTGGTCCAACGATATCAGCACCAGTGTTGTTAACAATCTTTAAAGATGCTAAGAACTCTTCAGTGTCCATTTCGTTACCTACTGGTCCAGTTAATCTTCCTTTGTTTACTGAAGAAAATCCAGATAATGAGATAACAACACCTCTTACTGTACCATCAGTAGAAGCAGTTGGTTGTCCAGCAGCGAAGTTACCAGCACCATTTAAGTTACCAGGAGTCGCAGTTAATACGTTTAATGACGCCTCACCTTTTGAGTTATCGAATAACCCATCGTTGTAGTAAAGGTCATATAAGTTTTTAGCGTTGTAAGGAGTAGATGCACATGAATCGTTGATACACTCAGGTCCTTGCTCACCAGCAGTTGAAGTATGTGCTGAGAATTGAGAATCTGCGTAGAAATCACCACCAACACCAGAAGCGTTTACTCTTTCTGAAGTTTTTGGAATCATGTAGAATAATTTTCCTACAGGCATGTTCATAGCTTGAACCGATACGATATCGTTAGCTAATAATTTAGAGAATACTCTTCTTACGATTGGGAAAACTACAGTTTCAAAAGAACCAGAGTTAGCAGCACCAGTAGCTTCTTTAATTAAAGACGCAGCTTGGTTTTCGTATAATTGACCAACATTCTCTTTGATAGTCCCTTGTAATCCATCAAGGAATCCTAATTTTGCCCATCTTTCTTGGGTCTCTTTTTTTGCTTCACGGATTAAGTCCATTTGTACACTTCCTAATCCTTCTGATTGTAAAATACTCATTTGTTTAAATGTTAAATAAAATTATTATTTTTTCATCAAGTCTAAAATTCTTTGGTGCTGCTCATTAATGTAAGCAGTACTTTCTTTAACTTGATAAGATTTTGAAGATGCAACATCTTCAGTTAATTTTTTGTCTACAGACTCAGTAATAGTCTTTTCAGACAACTCACCTTTAATTGTTTTAAAAAGTTGTTTAGACTCATCTAATGTTTGAACAGAATCAAATCTTTTTACGATTGATTGCTTTTCAGACTTAGAAGTTGAATTCTCAGTAAACAACTTAGTAACATAAGCTAAGTTAGTATTGAAAACTTGAGCTTCTTTAAGCATTCCTCTGAATTCCTTAAGAACTGATTTAAACTCTGTTACTTCAGCTTTTAATTTTTCATTCTCAGCTAGAACCTCATTATATTTTTCTTCTGAAATTGCAGATTCTTTCATAGCTGGGTGTTTACCACCTCTAAGCTTAGGAAGTCCACCTTTAGTTTCATCACCTAAACCAATAGTTCTAGAAACCTCTTCGATTTCATCACAATCCTCTTCTTCAGTAGTCATTTCCTCAGCAATTTCTTCTGATTCTACAACTTCTTCGATTTCTTCTTCAGCTACGATTGACTCATCTAATTCAATCTCATACATTTCCTCACAATCCTCTTCTTCAGTATACATATCCATTTCTGGAATATCCATAGCAGCATCGATTTCAGTATCAACGTCCATTACTGGAGCCTCAACCGCTGCATCATCACCCATTTCAACTTTGTACTCAGTACCAGTACTAGGTTCAGTGATTTTTACTTCTTTGTCAGACACAACTTCGATTTCATCATCAGCAGTTAATTTCTTAAATACTTTGATTACCTCGTCGTCAGTTGCTTGTGTAAGGTCTACATCTACAATATCCGATACATCAGTATCCATTCCTTCTTCGTAGTCAGCATCAGCTTCACCACCTTCGATTGCAGAATCAATTGCATCAGCAACATCTAAAGTATCAACAACGTCATCTTCACCTTCGATTTCAGATTCTTCTTCAGTCTCATCATCCATTTCGATTTCGTCTTCAACTTCATCAGCTACATCAACTTCAACATCAGCTTCAACTTCTTCCTCGTCTTCAGCTTCTGTCATTGAATTAACAACTCCGTCAATTTCTTCGCTAATAGTTGTGCGAAGTATTTCTTCTGCATTGGATTTAAAGCTCTCAGTCATTTGTGAAATGTCTTCGAATACTTCATCCATCATTGTTTTTTTCTTTTCAGCCATTATAAATTTTTATTGAAAAAATATTATTTCTTAACTAATAAATATATTGCTATAATACTAAAAGTCTATTTTCTTTTAAAAAAGTATTATATTATTCCTAAAAAATTATCCAAGTGATTAGTGATTAATGGAGAATCTTTTAATTCGGACTCAACAAAGGGTGCTGCGTCACTTTCATCCATAAACATCCAAGACCCAGGAGTACTAGGAGTAACCACTACATCCCAGCAGATTAATTCAAAATCATCTTGTACAATGTTTTTACCATTTAATTGTTTTAGTGTACCAATACCTCTAGACGATACACCAATCATAATACCCTTCCTAATTAAGTTAGCCACGGTATCACCAACACATGAAATAATCCCTTGATTAACAAATCCTGGTGACATAATTATTTCCATCTCACCCATAAGAGTTTGTTTGTCCCACCAAATTCTTTTTATGATATGTGATAAACGACCACCATCTAATTCTGAAGTTTCTGGATGATTAAGTTCACCTAGTGCTAAATTTTGGTCGATGATTTCTTGATATCTTTTAGCTTCTCTTTCTAAAAGATTTTTAGGGTATATTCTACCGTTTCTATTTTCTACATTGTATTTTTGTAATACAACGGTTACGGTTAATGGTTCAGCAACTATAGTCTCACCAGCTTCAATTTTTTTAACCTCGTTAATGAATTTCTCATTACGTTTATCTAATGGATTAATATATCCATCATTTTCTATTAATATACCAGTACCAGTTTGACCAGCTTTAATAATTTTCTTACTCATATTAAAGACATTTATAATAATAAATATCTTTTACAAATAAAAAAGCTCCGTTTACGGAGCTTACAATTAATTCTTTTTAGCGTGGAATGTAAAATCTTTATTATGTTCTATAAGTTCATGATTAATATTATCACATAATTTGTTTACTTGTTTTTTTAATGTATTATCCGAAAAATCACCATTATAATTTAAGAACGTCATTTCTAAAGACATAAAACTACGTTTATTTTTTTTCATACCTTGCTCTCTCAAATCCAAATCGAACATATGGTACTTACTAATAGAGTGTTTTGATAAAACATTGTTTACGACTTCCCTAATGTTATCATGATAGTTAGAAGTAATATTATCATTTTTAGGTGCTAACCAAGAGGATAAATTAACATAAAATGATTTATTGTTTTTTTTATCCATTGTACCCATCTTTACTCGGTACTTGTCATTATTTAAAAAATTTATTAATTTTCCTTGTCCCATATAAAAAAAATGCTTATATTATATAATATAAGCATAAATTCTAAAAAAACAAGGTGTAATTTATTCTTTTTTTAACCCATAATATCACTAATGAATAACACTATACCCATAAGTGCTTGTACAACTATCCAAATAGTAGTCGCTTGGTTTTTAAACACCTTTAATTGACTAACGTCATCCATTAACATTTTAAACTGTGTAGGAGACGCAACCTCATCAACACGCTTTTTCCACTCTTTAATGTCTTTTAGTTCACTTGGAGACACAGCATCTTGAACCTCTTTTTTCCAATCCTTCATTTCATTGAAGTTTGTGGTTAAGGTTATTAACTCCTCCATCTTTTTTTCGATAGACTTACCCCTCAGCTTATCCTCTTCACGAGACTTAGCCAATTCGTCAAGCTTGTGTTCTATTAATTCCCAATTAGGTGTTTTCGAAGACATTCTTATTTATTTTTTAAACCCTTCTATCAAGTCTACAACTTTATTTAAATCTTCTATATAAGTATCTTCATTGTAAGTCATTTCTAATAACCTTTCTTTAACAGCTAAAAGTTTTTCTTTAACGGAAATATCATCAGTTTTTAAACCTTCATTAATTTCTATGATAGATTTTTTAACCAATCTTTCTAGAACCTCAACCTTGTAGTGTTTTTTTTCACTAATCGTAGCTTTAACCATTAACATTTGATTTTCCGTTAAGTTCTCTCCATACTTCTCTTTGAACTTATTCATGGCAACCTCCATTAATTTAGTTTGGTCTACTTTAGGTAAATCACTTTTAGATTCTTTAATAGTCTTATTAAAACTTTCTAAAATAGTTTTTTTAGATTCTGTTAATGTGTCTAAATTAATTAAATTTTCTTCTAAGAATACTAAGTTAGTGATAGCATCTCCTATTTTAGATTCAGATACCATATCATCCTCAGTTAAGTTAAATGTAGACATTAACTTTTTATTAGCTTCATCTACTTTAGAAGAAATACTTCGTAACAAATCAATATTACCATTTAAAGTGATGATATCTATAGCAGCACTCTCAGTAATATGCTTCTCAATATTTGAGTAACATTTATATTGTGTTCTGATTATTTTATTTTCTTTTACTAATTTAAAAAACTTTTTTACATTCGCATCATCCTTAATTCCTCCGTTTTGGTGTCTTTCTGCAATAATGTTAGTAATAGTTTCTTTTAATCTTCCGAAATTTTTCATAATGAAAATCTTTATATAATAAATATGATTACATTTGATAAAAATCATTTATAAAAAGAAAATGCCTCACTTTATTGTGAGGCATCTTATTTTATCCATTTAATTTATCGTCCAGACCTTTTATCATACTATCTATGTTTTCATTAATCTTAACCCGTTTGTTATCCCACATTTTTATTGGTTCTTTAGGTTTATCGTTTTTAATAGTACCTAATAACGCATTCATATGTTTTACACTAGGTTTTTTAGATTTTTTAATGTCTATAATTTCAGTAATTAGATTTTCGTTATTAGACTTTTTAGATTCCTCAGTAGCTTCTGGTTCTGGAATATCGAAATCTCCTTCCTCATCAGTAATCTCCTCAGCACCAAAGTCTTCACCACCGAAGTCTTCATCACCGAAATCTTCGCCACCTTCTTCATCTCCAAAGTCTTCATCACCTATCTCCTCAGCACCGAAGTCACCTAAGTCACCGCCACCTCCGAAGTCATCACCTCCGCCAGCAGCACCTCCACCGCCACCACCTTCAGCGTTTTCGTCAGAGTACTCAGCATCTGGGTCACCGTAAAGATTATCCACCGTATCAAATGCACCAGTACGTTTAATTATTTCGCTCGTCTTCTCTAATTCAGAAGCCGCAGCTTTTTCAAATCTTTGCTCAAGTAAATCATGTTTAATCTCATCCTCACTCATTCCTAAGATTTCTTTTCTAGCCCTACTCATAGACATAGTAGCAAATCCGTTACCAGCGTCACCTACCGCATCCCTATATGCTGAAATCTTACTTTGTAATTGCTCAAGCCTCAGCATCTCAGCTTGAGTAGATGGGTTATTTAAAGTAATTGTGAAATTATCTAACTCATCCTCAAAACCTAACATATATAAGTGAATGATAGCAATTGAATTTAATCCTTGAATCATAGATTGTTGTAACCTATTTATTGTTCTAGCAAATCTAATATCTTGCAAAGCTAAGTTCTTACCCTCACCTGCAGCGTCTTCAAACCCTAAAAAAGGTTTTGGAACACGTAATGCGGCGAATAATTTATTTTGTAAGTATTCTATATCTGCTATCGCATCTAAATTAGACGCACCTTGTAGCGTGTCTATAGGCGTAGACGCATTTTCACTCCTAACTGGAATGAAAATATCTTGGTCTTGAGACATCTGATTATATTTAACATCTATTTGACCTGTTTGTGGGTCAATTAAAGGTTTACGTTTAAATTTGTTAGCAATATTATTTACAAACGCATTAACATCTTTAGTGTCAATGTTACCAACATTAATTTTATAGACTCTTCTTTCTGGTGCTCTAGTAACTCTATAAACTAACATAGCATCTTCTGATACTAATAATTGTTTATAAATTCTTCTAGCCTTTTCCAATAAAGAAGTACCGTATGGTAATTTTCTATCGTCACCTAATAATCTAAAGTGAGTAATTTGCCATGCAGTAAATTCGGTATCCCTACCTTTCCATATATATCTAATTTTTCCAGCATTCTCTTTATCTTCTTCAGATAAACCATTGTACCTACTAACAATATTATAAGCATCACCTTCATGCCTTTCTATCTCATAGTTAGGTAATTGCCTAGCGCCAACCACCCCACTATCTGCTTGTAGATTCAAATAAATGAAATTATCACCATATTTAGCTACATTTCTAGTCCACATAGGTAGGTTAGTGTGAATATTTAATCTATTAACAAATAAATCTGTAAGTATTTTTTTAACCCTATCACTATTAGAGTAGATATTCAATAGGTTTCCATCACCGTTAGTGGTAACAGATTCTTCCATAAAAATATCTAATGCTGCACCAATCTCTGGAAAAAATTCCATATTTTCAAAATCAGAATATGAACCTATTCTACTTGTTTCATAATGAATTGTTTTTTGATATAATTCACCATCTACTTTAGCCCAAGTACTCTGTAGGTATTTTTGCTGTTGTAATTCTCTTTTAGTTACATCGTAATCTTCACGGTCTTTAGCTTGATATGCACCACCGTCTAAATTATAGACATTACTAGATGAGGTAGTATCTTTAGGTACTGAAACACCTTTGTCGAAAACGCTAGTTAAACTATCCCATATTGTATTTCTATTCGCCATTGTATAATTCGTTTCTTTATAATATAATAAATATCAATATGATTTTAAATCATTCGACGTAACCACATTCAACATATGCTAGTCTAATTTCTTTGTTATTAACAAATTCCTTATCATAAACATACTTTACGATATAATCTTCACCATTAGCACCAGCCAAAGCTGTACAAAAATTAGCTAAATCACCACCTTTACCAATATTTTTTCCGATAGTTGGGTCATACCCCTTTGGTGACCAGATATATAATCTAGGTCCTCCTGGTTTTTGCACAAATTTTTTATCATTCATATTTTATAAATAGTTAAAACATACCACCTAACACCCATAAGTTATCATCGTCAGAAATATTATTACCTCCACGACTAACATAACCATCAGTGCTAGTGCCAAAATCTTTACCATTATAACTTAAATTTTCTGGGGTTAAACTACTTGTCGCACCACCAGTATTTAAAGCCCAAGAGTCTAACATAGCTTTAGACTGGTTAACATTAGATTCCAACTGTTTAAAATGTCTTTGTATGACCCAAACAGCCATAGCCAAAGTGATTAAGCAGTCGTCATTTTTACCTTTAACATGGTCTGGTCTACCGTTTTTATATATGAACGTTCTCATTTCAGCAATAATCCTAGTAGACCTAATTGCTACAACGTTTTCACGAATAGAGAATTCTAGTTCTTGAATCATAGGTAATCTTACTTTTGATACATTGAACCCAGGTGTTTTACCATCTTTAGTAAAGTTATTTAATCTACTATCAACTCTAATTGCTCCAGCACTTGGAACATCGTAGTGCATATTTTTACACCCCAATTCCATCAACTTTAATACTGTAGATACGCCAACACCAATGTTATCAACAACCACATAGGCATCATATAAATCAGCGTATTTCTTTACGTGCATTGCTAAAACGTCTGGTGGCACTTTACCTCTATACTCCATAACTTGCTCCATATCTGTAAAATCGATAATAGTAAACACCGAATAATCGGTACCATCACCACGAGCTACGTCACAAGAAAGAATATATTTATGACCATCTTTAGGTTCTTCCCAAATCCAGAATTCTTTTTCATTACCGTCAATAAATTTAGGTTCTTTAACATTAAATTCTTGATGAAATTTAATGTAATCATCATGAATTACGTTTGAACCAGAACCTACAAAGGATACATCTAATTCTTGTGCAATCATACGAGCATCGTTGTTTAACGATTTACACATATCTCTATACCAAGATGAAGTTGGTTTATAACCTTCTTTAACTTTTTGTTTATAACCTTCTAAAGTATATTCTGACTCTTTTATTCTTTCATCATCTTTAACCCACTCTAAATCTTTATTGTAACGTAAATCTTCATACCACCTCATCTCAACAATGTTGAAATTATTCTCCTTCTTCATTGCTTGGTCATAAGTATTATAATATAATTCGTCGTTACCGTTAGGTGTAGAAATTAACGATACCGCACCCCCAGTCGAAATAGATGACATCGCCGCACCAAATACTTCAGCACCATTGTCGATAAAGGCTGCTTCATCAAACACTAAGAATGTAGGTGTGTAACCCCTCAATGCGTCCTTAGATGTTGCCACTGCTTTAACCCTGCATTTATTGGGTAACTCAAACTCCTTTTGTGAGTTCTTTACAAATATGTCACGCTTTTCGTTTTCTTCACTACCATAGTAATCTGGACCCCACAACCACCTAGGTAATTGTTGCACGAATTCTCTAACCTTATCCAAGAATTCGAAAGCCATCGCTTGTTTATTGGCTAAGATTAGAATTTTTTCTGGGTTTTTTCTAGACGCAAACCCAACTCTCCAAGATAAGAACGCTGCAGTTGTTGTAGATACCCCAGCCTGTCTAGGTTTTGTAACAATATTCTTATCGTGATTCATGTAAGCATCAATAATGTGTACTTGTCTTGGAAACAATTTAAATGGTACATAACCATTTTGCGTCTTATCGTATGCTTTTAGGTAATTCTCAATAATATATACGGGGTCGGTTAAACCTTTGGTATATTCCGTTAATATTTCTTTTTGAGTCATGTAAAACTATTTTATATAGTATAAATAGTTTTTTAAACTAAAAAAGCCCCGTAAATGGGGCTTTGCTTATTTTTAGAATTCTAAGTTATCTAACTCATCCTCATCACAGTATAAGTCTTTTTGTTTACCAATACCTTCTTCGAATTCACCTATTAGTGTTTTAATTTCGGTAACACAACCCTCAACAAAATCGTCAGCTTTAGAAGTTTTGGTTAATATGTTTCTCATCATATCATGGAACTCATTAGCTGGCAACATACTTAATTTTTTAAGTACTAAATGTTTATATTTTTGGTCATCATCTGAAATTAAACCAGTTAGATTATTATAAAGAGATTCTCCGATTCTGATATCATCAGCTTCAGCTAATCCATAATCACCTCTACTAATAACATATTCTCTAATAGCTTCATCCATCGGAATAGAGCCATGTGTTAAAACTTCTAATATACCTTTAACAGCTTCATTCATTAAAAACGGTAAGATAGTACCCTTAGCAATAATTTTTGGCTTAGACTCGCTAATATCGATTGATAATGACCCACCTTTAGTTCCTTCTTCCATATTGTCTGACTTATAGTACTGATAATCAGCCATAGCCATAACATCAGAATATAACTTACAAAGTTTAGGGTCGATATCCATAATTTCATCATAACACTTAGTTACTAATGACATTAAAGACTTAGCGCCACCTTGATTAAGTGCATTTATCATTCTTCTTTTATGAACCTCAGTATCTAACTCATCAATCTGCTCATAAGTTTCATATTTAAAGTCAGAAGGTTTAGCATCATTAGGGTCATTCGATTCATCAACCTCTTCACATAACTCCATAACTAAATCTAACTCAGAACCATCCATACCAAATTCTTTCATGATACAATTTTTAGCTATATCTAAAAGTAATTCACCATTTTTTTGTTCGCTCTTTTTAATCTCAGTCACACAAGAGTCAATTTCCGAAACTAATTTAGGGTAGTCTAATTTATCTAAACCATGTCTAGCTTTTAATTTTTTTGCTGCGGTATCAAAACCATCCTTTAAAATGTCACTAACATAGTTAGGTGTCGATGGTAATGACGGGTTATTTTTTAACGAGTATTCTCCAGCATCGTATCTTTTAATTAATTCTGGGTTAATGCTTTCTTTTATAAACTCACTAGCCTTTTTAGATTTAACCATTTCAACCACATCTGTTTTGCTATGAGTATTTTGTTTTTTTATTATTGGATTAATTACGTTTTCTCTGAACCACTCAACAGTGTAAGTCATATCATGCTCTTTAACGTAAACAGCAACATCTACTTTACCGTCTGGATATTTACCCCAAACATATTTGTAGATATATTCACCGTATCTAAATGGTTCCTCACCACCAATCTCACCAACGTATTCTACAACTTCATTACCATCAAATACTTCATCGATAATTTTAACAACATCATCGTCACCAATCTTATCTTTTACTTTATCGTAGTCATCAACATCAACTACGTATTTTCCCTCTTTAAAATTCTTTTTTGACTTCATTGTATTCTAGGTTAATATCAACACGTAATAATTTCTTTTTAATCTCTTCTACGGATTCACCGTATCTAAAAAATAATCTAAATTCTGGATACTCATCATATTCGGTTAAATCTTCCCACGCTAACGAAGTTACCCCATCCATAGCATCCCAAACTGAAAAAGTATCGCTATCTTGAATTAATTCAAAAGGTTTATCGGTATTTATTGTTCCAACACCATAAACATATTCGGTTTCTGGTTTTTCTGGAGTACCAGTTGCTGGATAATTAGACCATCCCCAACCATCACTTAAATCTTCAATGACACTAAGTTGGTCTCCCTTAGTAAAAAGAAACTGGTAGGTTCTTTCTCCCTCCCAGTTTTCTCCTAAACCAATTATATAAATTAATTTCAAATCAGTCATTAATTATTTTTCAATTTTAAAAGCTTTCTTCATTGGATGGTCATCTTCATCTAAAAGTTTTTCTTCAGTTTCTTCCTCGTAAACCTCATCCATTTCCTTTAAAGCCTCCATAGCGATAGCCTCAATTATAGACTCATCGATTTCGTATTCTTCATCCATAGCGTCTTCGATAGCCTTACCTCTTGTTTTTTCGTAATCAGATAATTTACCATCTTTATTTAAGTCAGCCTTTTCTGGATTTTCTAAACCTTCTTCGATTTCTTCTTCAGTTTCCTCATCTTTAATATCTGAAACTTCTTCCTCAGAGTCAACAGTTTCTTCACCAGATTCTACGTCACCATCAACTTCTTCTTCAGAATCCATTTCACCGTTAACGTCACCTTCTCCAGCTTCCTTAACCTTAGCGATAATATCTTCTTGGTCTTCTTCTGACATCTCAGCAGTATTAGTTGCTGAAATAACTGAATTAATTGCGAATTTTTCTAAATCAAAATCTGGCTCTTCTAAACTTCCAGTATATTCTCTCAATGATTGACCTAATTTACCAGCCAATTGCTGTATAAACTTCTTTGGGTCTTCTTCTTCACTAGCCTCTACACCAGCATCAAATGGTTCATCATCAAATGGTTTGTCATCCGACGCTTCAGCTTCTCCACCAAATTCATCATCACCCATCTCTTCTTCAGAATCCATAGAAAAATCTACCTCATCTTCTTTTTCATCTTCTGGCATATCAACTTTAAGTTTGTACTTTTCTTCAGCTAATTTCTCAGCCATTTCAAAAACACCCTCAGACGTATATTCAACCATCTTCAACTCACTAAGAGTTTTATTTAATTGATGTAATTTTGATTCTGTTAACGCTTCATCAAGGTTCTTTAAATCACAATTAGATAACGCAAATTCTTTAAGTGTTTTATATTCATTACAGTCAGTACCCAATTCTTCACTAACCTCTTGCACCATTTTAAGTACGTCTTTAGATGTTGCAGATTCTAAAGCTTCATACATCATTTCTTCAACTATTTCAGTTGATTCGAAAATAGTTTCGTCTTTTTTATCTTTACCACACTGACAGTTACCCCCACATTGACATGGTTCTGAGGATTCAGTCATTAATGGTTTAACCATATCTAACTTCAATTTAGATTCAGAAATGATACCATCCTTTTTACCCAATGATTCAGTTAAAGCATGCATTTTACTAACTAATTGTTTATTAGCTTTAGCAAATGATTCGTATACATAATTTCTTTTATGTCTCAAACCATCAACGTAATCAAAACTATCAGAACCCTTTTCGGTTGATTTTAAGAAATATTCTTTACCTTCTTTAAAGATACCATACTCTTTACCGTCAGCACCTTCCATAATTTTTAAAGCACTTCCAGCACTTTTGGATATTGTATCAGATTTAACACCCATTAATTGTTTCATTCTATCTAAATTACTCATAATATATTTTTAATTAAATAAACGCAGCAGTTGTTATCATTTTAGGGTAACCGATTAAATATGCGTTACTCCCACTTGCACTAGTGATTACTAAATCATCAATAGATGTTCCAGCTACCATATCTACACTATTACCATTGATAACAATTGTGGTTGCAGCACTAGCATATACTTTATTATAAATGTACGTAGTGAAATCGGCACTACCAATCGCATGTATTACATTACTTCTTATCTGTTTACCCATAACATTTTTATTATATAAATAGTTTGTTAAATAAAAAAAGGTCATCCGTAATGAATGACCTTTTCTTTTGTTATATTATACTGCAATTGGTGGTTTTTTCTCACCAGTCCAATTAGGGTAAGCTTCATAATCTTCTATTACAAAATTATCGATAGTATAACTAAACATATCCTTAGCTTTATTAAGTTTAAGTTTAGGTAATTTATACTTATAGTAGTCACGTTCTAATTGCTCCTCAGCATATTTAATATGATTATTGTACAAGTGTACATCTCCAAAAGAACCAATCAATTCTCCAGCTATCATATTACATTCTTGAGCAAACATTTCTAGCAGAAAGGCATAACTAGCAATGTTGTACGGAACCCCTAACAAATAATCAGCACTTCTCTGCGTCCATTTTAAAGATATTTCTCTAGTTGGAATGTTCAGTTTATCACAAGCTTCAACTACCAACCCCTCCGATGGGTTATTATAAAATTCTTGTATTAATTTATCAACTGAAATAGGTACACCATCACTCAACATATCAGTAAGTAGATTGTTACGTTCTTCCAAACTCAATTCTCTAGTATAAAGTTGGAACCCGTAGTGACAAGGCATTAGCGCCATATCATCCAATTCTCCAACATTCCAAGCATTCACCATAATACGTCTAGAATCTGGGTCTTTCTTTAATAAGTCAACTGCATTTTGGATTTGATTAATTCCTCTATGTTGAATAACGTGTTTTTCTAGATGACCTAAAGCATCTTTTTCGGGACCAAACTTAGTCTCGATAGTTCCGCCCCAATTAACCCATTGTTTACCATACACGGGACCTAAGTCACCATCCTTATCAGCCCACTCGTCCCAAATCCTTGTTTTATTATCTTTTAGGTATTTGATATTAGTATCACCTTTTAAGAACCAAAGTAATTCGTGAATAATACCTTTAGTGTACAATTTCTTAGTAGTTAATAATGGAAACCCGTCTCTCATATTATGTCTAATCTCTCTACTAAAAAGAGATTTAGTTCCAGTACCAGTCCTATCACCTTTGGTATGTCCATTATGTAATATATCACACATGATATCCAAATATTGTTTATCCAAATTATTCTCCATCTTCTTTATTTTCTTCTAGTGGTTTATATAAATCTTCATCTATTTTTTTAAAATCATCAACCTTTTCGAATTTATAATTCTTTTTAATGATTGAGTTTAATACCTTACCATTACTTTCCGCAATCTCAAATCTTAAATAATCTGCTTCATGTACACCTTTGTAGACATATTGAGAATCGTTTTTGAATGTAACTAGTAAATCTTTTTTCTTAGCGTCATATTCAGAAGCTTTAATGTTGGATGATTGTATAAGACATTTATGTATGTCTTCTTTAACAATTTTTCTTGTTACCATAATTATAATTTTTAATGTTTGACAAAAATACTATAAAAAAAATGATGAAACAACTTTGAGTATTAGATAAAATGACATATATTTGTGGCATGAGTAATGGTATGGATAGAATTGTGAGTGAAATGATGCGTGAGTCTGTTTTAAAAGCTAAACAATTCGGTGCACCAAAATTAATGTTGGAACATATAATACTAACAATAATCGAATTCGAAATTACTGAGGCAATAAACTTCCTTAGTGAAAATGGTGTGGATATTAATAGTTTACACGATTTCTGTTATAATAACGCTTTATTAAATCATAGTCCATTAACAGTTAAAAATGTAATACCAGATGAAGATGTTAGGGAAGTATTTGCCCATACGCATAGTTTGGTTGAAGAATTAGGTCTAGATTATGGGTCATTTTCGCACATTATAACATCCATATTATATTTCGATTCATCCGTAAGTAAATTTTTGAAAAACTTTAATATAAATTATGACAATATGAGAGAAAAGTTAGGTGGTACTAGCCACGAAGTTAAATCTAGTATTGAGGAACCTAATGAAGGTAGCTCTAAAAAAAGAAGACGTAATCGTAATACTGCTAAAGAAGGTTCACCTAAAACACCGATATTAGATTCTTTATGTAGAAATATAACTACATTGGCTAAAGAACAAAAAATTGACCCAGTAATTGGTAGAGATGTAGAGATTAATGAGATTATAACTATTTTAGCTAGACGTAGAAAACACAATCCAATTATTGTAGGTCCTGCTGGTTGTGGTAAATCTGCTATTGTGGAAGGGTTAGCATTGCAAATAATTAACGGTACTGCACCAAGGACGTTGTTAGGTAAAGAAATTTACTCGATGGATGTCTCTAACATGGTTGCTGGAACTAAATATAGAGGACAATTTGAGGAAAGGATTCAAGGATTAGTAAAGGAATTGGAAGATAATGATGACATTATCCTATTTATCGATGAAATTCATACGATTGTTGGCGCTGGTAGCACTAGCGGGTCTTTAGATGCGGCTAACATTTTAAAACCAGCATTAGCTAGAGGTGAAATTAAAGTAATTGGTGCGACAACATTAGATGAATATCGTGAGAATATCGAAAAAGATGCGGCATTAACCAGAAGATTTCAAAAAGTTCAAATCGAAGAACCATCAGTGGATGAAGCTATTTTCATTCTTAACAACATTAAGTCTAAGTATGAAGATTTCCATGCTGTTAATTATACTGATGAGGCTATAGAAGAATGTGTTAAATTATCACATAGGTATATTACAGATAGACACCTACCAGATAAGGCAATAGATTTACTGGACGAGTCTGGAGCTAAAGCTTCAGTGAATATCCCAACACCTAAAAATATAGTTGGATTAGAGGACGAAATTCGTGAAGTCAATGACGAGAAACTAAAAGTTGTCAAGTCCCAACAATACGAAAAAGCCGCCTCTTTACGTGATAAAGAAAGTAAACTTAAGACTAAAGTTTCTAAATTAAGAAAGGATTGGGAATCCAAACTTAAAAATAATAGACGAGTAGTTGATGATGAAAAGATTAGAGAAATTGTTAGTCAAATTAGTGGCGTTCCAGTAACCAAAATGGGTGTTTCTGAAAATAAACAGATTTCTAATTTAGATAAACTACTTAAAAAAGATGTTATAGGACAAGACGAAGCTATAAATAAGATTGTCTCAGCTATTAAAGTTGGTAGAATAGGTATAGGTAATCCAAATAAACCTGTAGGTAGCTTTATGTTAATCGGCTCTACTGGCGTTGGTAAAACTCAAGTAGCTAAGATGTTAGCTAAACACATGTTTAATGATGAAAACGCATTAATTAGAGTTGATATGTCAGAATACAACGAAAGTTTTAGTGTTAGTAAATTAGTTGGAGCACCTCCTGGTTATGTTGGTTATGAATCTGGAGGGGATTTAACTGAGAAAGTTAGACGTAAACCATATTCTGTTGTATTATTTGATGAAATTGAAAAAGCTCATCCAGATGTATTTAATATGATGTTACAAATTATGGATGATGGTCACATTAAAGATAGTTTAGGTAGAGAAATAAATTTCAAAAACACTATTATTTTGATGACGTCAAACACTGGTGTTAGAAAAGCTATGAATTCGGGTAGTTCAGTAGGGTTTGACACAAAATCTAGAGTTGCCGACGAGGATAATCGAGTTAGAGAAATTATCGAGAAAGAAATGAAAGGTGTTTTCGCACCAGAGTTCATAAATCGTATCGATGAAATAGTGTTCTTTAATTCTCTCAAAAAAGATGATATATCTAAGATAGTCGTTAATGAAGTTAGAATGGTGTCGGAAAGGTTAATGCATAAAGGATTCCAAATCAAAGTTAATCCAAGCGCTATAAAATTCTTAGTTGATGAGGGATTTGATTCAGAATTTGGGGCTAGACCTATTAAACGAGCAATTAATAGACATCTAGAAGTGGTATTAGCTGAAAAGATTATTGACGGCACCTTTAATACTGACGAACTAATAAAGGTAACCCATACTAAAGATTCGGATAAATTAACATTCAAACAATAACAAAAAAGGGACTTAAGTCCCTTTTTTTTATATTTATTAGTATGGGAGATAAATTAAAAGGTGGGTTGGCTGATGGTAAAACAATCGCTGACATCGCTAAACTACATAAAAAAAACTTAGAAGTTGCTAAAACAGAATTAGCTAAAGGAATTAAAGTTGAACTGGAGCACACTACTGATAAAGAGTTGGCTAAAGAAATTGCTTTAGACCATTTATATGAGGATATATTTTACTACACTAAATTAGCTAAAGTTGAGGAGACTAAATCGTACCTTAGAGGTACAATACTTGAGAGTTTAAGAAAGTTCAATCCCATCTGTTTGCAATTCAGAGACGTTAGGTAGTTATTTACAACTACGTAATAATTTATAATTTACATTATGTATGTGACTAACGTAAGCGAAGTTAGTCACATTTTTTTTACGTTTAATAAAACGTCTATAAAACCCCTCTCCTTGATTATATATCAGTAACGCATCTTCTAGTTTACCATCAGCTTTTTCTAAACTATATCGCATAATATAACCCCATAATATTATATTATTCCTCTCTATCGCTAAAAACTTTTTAACATCATTCCTAGCTTTACATCTACTTTTATTAATTATATGACCATAATAGGTGCCACCTAATTCGTTATACAACCTATCATCCTTTTTGACAACATTTTTTAGAAATCTATAACCACTATTTGGAACTATTTGAGTTATTCCTATAGCGTTACCAGAACTAACAACTAACTTACCATTCTTATACCTATGTTTAGCACCAGACTCAACACATATCTGAGCAATAATCATATCAAACATATACATGTTAGTGTCTAATTTAAATGTGGTAGCCACCTCAATAAAAGTTTTTACAGTTACACTATCAATTTTATCATTATATAGTTTAAAACGGTTATGTACGTACTTATATTTTAGTGTTTCATTATCGTTTATTGAATCGAAAATACTTTTATAATGATTTAAACTATCAGTTTTAAGATTTAACTTGTATATTAAGTTACTAACCAGTGACGTATTTGATGTACCGCTAAATATCATTACAGCCAATGAAGGCACTATCGTGAATATAATTAACTTTCTCATAGTCACTAATATAAGAAAAAAATCCTATAAAACAAAAAAGTGGTACTTTTTAGCACCACTTTAAAACATTTTTTTGGTAAGAGTTTACTAATTACTTAGTTTTTTGTTCTTTAACCACCTTACCTACGATAGCTTTAACTTTTTCTTCCAAGATAGCTTCGTTTTTAGCTTTTTGTTCAGCAATCCACTCCTGTTTTCTTTCAACCAAAACCTTTTCAACTACAGTTTCGATAATTTGAGCTAACTCTGACTCTTTCATTTTAATCACTTTCTTTTCCATATTATAACCTTTGCAAATATTATTATATACTATATAAATATGTCTTAACTTTTAAAAAGACGTATATTTATTCATCCAATCAACTCCCATAAAGTGAATTATATCTCTTTTTAATTTAGATATATAACCGCTATCACCTATTCTATTTAAAAAATCTAAAGTGACCTCATTGATTTCCCCCTCTCCAGTAATCTCGTATTTATATTCACCAAGTGCCGTATCACCTAATAAATTTTTAATTTCTTGCATAATTTCAACATAAGTATCTATACGCTCTTCAGTAATTTTACTATTCTTTAATCCTTTAATAACTCTGTAGTATTCCTTTTCTAGAATATTACTGTATCTTCTATTAGTTCTCATTTCAATCAACATTAATTAAAATAGTTTTATTTTAGAATATAATCTAACCATTTCTGGGGTACATTCATCTATTGACTCTATCACATCTAAACAACACTTACTTGGGTCTTCATTATCAGTTAAACGGTACTGAAGTTCTGAAATTTTTATCGAATTGATTAAATTTGTCTTGAGTTCTAAAATCACTTGATTATACGTAGCCCATTTATGCTTTTCTTCCAATTCCGCAGACAACAAAACTGAGATTATTTTATTTTCATAATCTCTTTCTAGTTTAGAGTTAAATTCTCCATAATACTCTCTTAATACTTTTTTAATTGTGTCTTTCACGATGAAAGTTCTTTAATAATAAATATCATTAAGACACAAAAAAAGGGGTCAAATTGACCCCTTATAGTTAACAATTTAACAATAATTTTTTATTGGTTTATGCACTAAGCTCGTTTAGAATGACTTCCAAATCTCCCTTAGATTTAGCGCCAGTAACTTTTTGTTTAACCTCACCATCTTTAATAAATAAAGTTGTTGGGATATTTCTAATTCCGTACTTCATAGCTAATTCGTTCTCCTCATCAACATCTACAGTACCAACGGTAATTACCTCATTAGTCTCATTCATTTCTTCCAATACTGGCGTTAGCATTCTACAAGGTCCACACCAACCAGCTTTAAATGCTAAAACTTTAATTCCTTCTCCCACGAACGTATCGTGATTATCAATATTAATACTCTCCATAATAAAATTTTTATACTATAAATATACTACAAATATATTAATTATTAAACTTAATCATCCAATTTTTTAAATTGTAATATAGAATAATAATTAAAATTATTTATACCGTCATTCGTGTACGCTTCATGTACTTTAATATCTATAATTTGATATTCTAAATCATTAACAAATGCTCTAAAAGGTTTGGAACTACCAGCCATTTTTCTAGGTAAATTAACCTCCATAGCTTCAGTTATCCTATTAGCATAAGTGCTAATTTGCATACCATAGTAATTAACACTATCCTTATCTAAATAGAATTTTCCGTAAGGTGAATCCGAATACTTCCTAAATGTCCATGTAGTACTATCGACATATAACTCCTCTATTCTATAGATAGAGCCATCCATTCTCATAGAACTATGAGTTTTTTCGTCAGAAAAGTGTGCGTATCTTGTTTTTACATTATTATCTAAATTAGTGACATACATTTGCCCACCAATTAAAACCCAACTACCCTCAAGAGTTATACCAGTACCATCTATACTATCCTCTACATCAACGTGAATATCATTATATTCAATTTCGTCTTTTTTACAAGATAATAATAAAGGAATAATTAAGAATAAAAATAACTTTCTCATAACGTATTATTTAATGTTCAATACAATTATAAGTAATTTTTTTTTTAAAAACAAATTAATTTTGACTAATAATCCAATTAATATACTTATCTCGATAAAATTTAACGATTTCTGGTGTTGCCATCATAGCAACATAATCGTTAGAATCCCAATCGATATCTGGATTCTCATCCATGAACTCAGACATAAAGTCCCATAATTCAACTTCTGTTGGTACATCCTCCATACCCAAGAATTCAATTACAGATGGTAGTCCTATTTCGTCTAAATTTGATTCGTTAACTATAATCATACCATAACGAATATTCACATTAATCTTTGGCATCATTCCCATACGTAAATCGAGTTTTAATAAAAAACAAAACAAAAGCACAATAAGAAAAGTAATATTGCTTTTATTTATAAATATACGACGGAAGTAAGCTAATTACCTATTTGGTAAATTTATTACGAAAATGATTGTAGGTTTTTTGATGGTAATTGTATCATTATCCCATATTTCCTTAGTCAAACGACCTAACGGAGTGTTTAAAATAAATAATGTATCTGAATTTATTGTTTTGTATGTGAATATGTCTCTATCTTTGTTTTCCAAAGGCACTGTATTACTAGTCCCACCAGCATTAACACTAGTTAATATTAAAACACTAATCAGTAAACTTAACCCTAATCTTTTCATTTTAAATAATTTAGATTATAAAGATAATATTTTTTAATTATATAATCAAAAAAATAATAAACTTTTTACGGTCTACCATTTTCTATCGCATTACATGTAATACATTTACCAGTATTGTTGATAGAACTCTTCTCATTATTGTCGGAATATTTCATTCCGCATTTAGAACATTTACTTTTTTTGTCTTTTTCGTCTAAATTCATTAAATACGATTTTATTAAAATAAAATAAATTATTGCGGTTAATCCGCCCATAAATAATAATAACTGACCCATAATAAATACATTATTGTGCTTACAATAGCACTTAATTATGACTTTCTATAGACCTCAAATCTATATTTAATATCACCATACTCCTTTAATCCACTTACCTTATAGGGTTCCCAATTTGTCATATCCAAATCTAAGAAAGTATCACCTTCAAAATGCTCAAATATTCTAGTTAAATATAGGTAGTCACATTTATCTAAATATAAGTTATAAACTTCACTACCACCAATAATAAACGCATCAGTTAAATCAGCCTCTTCTGGATTATTTATAATTGTGCAGCGGGGTGCTGCAAAATTAACGTCTCTGGTTAAAATAACATTTTTACGATTTGGTAGTGGTTTACCAATACTTTCGTAACACTTCCTACCCATAACTACCGTTTTACCAGTGGTAACTTCTTTAAAATATTTTAAATCTGGTGGTAGGTGCCAAGGTAAATCACCTTTATTACCAATAATATTATTATTGGCTACAGCTACTATCATGCTAGTTCCTATACCATTCATCAATCAAACTTTTAAGTATACCATCGAATTTAGCAGTCAACTGAGGTCCTAAACCACTAATAGCACTATGATGTCTTAAATCATATAAACTAATCATGGGTTCATCACTACTATTTTTCTTTTTCTTAGATTCCTTTGGACTACTTTCGCTAAGATGTTCCCATAAGTCTAATATACCTATTTTCTTCTCCTTACCTCTAGTCCCTTTAGGTTTAATACCAATTTCACCATCAGAATATAATGTAATGACTAATTCCTTATCATCAACTTCAATATCCGTTTCTCTTTGTATGTTTTTAGATAATTTAGTACCCATAAATTTAAAGATACTAAAAAAATTATAAAATACAAATTATTTTAGAATGAAATATAAAATAAATGCGGTAATTAACAAATATAATAATACATATAATTTGAAATTGAAATTCTGTATCTTCAACCTCTTATTTAATATCCTAACGCTAGATTTTAGGTTATATTGAGATACAGCATTATTTAAAACATTAGGTAATAGATTTTTAGTAACATCTTTTTTAATATAATTATATATACCTACGTCATATAATTTAGTTATAATACTTTTGTCTTCTACACCAGTTATTACAATTATTGGTAGTTCACCTAGTTTAGGTTTAACAAACTCTATAACGTCAAAAGCGGTTGAATCACTTAAATTAAAATCTAATAATATAATATCTGGTTTAAATTCTAGTAACCTATCTTTAACGTCACCAAGTGAGCAGAATTTATTAACTTCACATTCTGGAAACGCTGAAATTAATATTTCTTCATATAACCAAATATCTACAATATCATCATCAATTATAGCTAACTTAAATTTAGACACGACAACTATTTTATTATAAATAGCTACTTAATTTCTTTATGTTAATTTCCCTAAAATACTCACATACGATATCTAACCTAAAATTATGATAATCTGATTGAGTATTTGTGAAATGTATAAAATCTGTTTCCGTCAAACCTCTATTTAGCGCAAAGTGTAATTGCCTAACGTCTAGACCACTATTACTAAATATTGCTAACATAATGTTATACTCTAAATCATCGAATACAGTAATAACTCCACCGAATTCTATGTGTATAGAAATGGTACCAAATGGGTCACCATATATTCCTAAAGTCGTATCTAATATAAAATCTTTACACACCTTATCATGGATAGGGTTAAAATAAGTCAACCCATCCTTTAAATTTTTACTATAACTAAAAAATACATCCGTCACTAAAGGATGTAGAACATTAGGTATAAGATTTTTTGCTAAATCAAATTTATTCATATCTTATCACAAACCTACTACATAAAATTACACCAACCAATTTAGGATTAATTTTTTTGGTGATTATGGAATATTTTGTTATATTTGTTGTATGTTTATTTTAAGATATTTATATAGGTTAATTTTTGCGATTAAAACTTCAGATAAAGAAAAATTATTATCTGGATTTAATATTGGGGTACCAGTAAACTCGATAGATTTATATGTTGTAGAAGGTACTAGGACGAGTAGAGCGTTAAACTATAAAAAAGGCATTAAAGCTACTAAAAAAGACTTAAACTGGCAACAATACGTGCTAATCAGATATATAATATTTTATGATGGTATCTTTTGGATATGTAATCCAGTGGGTAATTACTATACACCCAGTGGTTATCGCAACAATAACGGAGAAAGAGTCTTCAAACCGATGTTTTTACAGCAAGTAACTTATATTCCGTCGTGGTTATTTACCCCTTCACTAAAAGACTATAGGAAAAAATTACGTAAAAACAATGAACTAAAATTACACCAATACTGTAAAAAAAATAACATAGAAAAGTTAATTAATAAGATATAAAAATAGTTGTAATATAAAAATTAATGCCGTATCTTTGTATTTATAATAAAACTACCAACGGCTAATTAAAACAATTATGAAAAAATTAATACTATTATTATTGGTTTTTACGTGTTCAATATCTAAATCACAAACCACTAACATTACCAGTAATACCACTTGGTCAACATATATTAATCTAAGTGGTGGTGAAATTAATATAAGTGATAATGTCGAATTAACTTTAACTGGTAATTTAACAAATTATGGAACTATTAATCTTTTAGGGTGTAACTCCAAATTAACCATAGGAGGTGCTTTTACTGGTAACTATAACTCTATTGATATAAATAGACATTGTAATAATTGTACCGATATTAATAACCTTAGTCAAGGTTACCCATATAGTAACGGTTATTTAAGTGCAGGTAACTTATCTTATGTTGACATAAATTGTGTTCAACCCTTACCAGTGGAGCTTATAGAACTTAGCTGCAATGATAAAACCATTAACTGGTCTACAGGGGCTGAAATTAATAATAGTCATTTTACTATTGAGTATTCTACTGATGGAATAACTTGGGTATCTAAAGGGGAAATATATGGTCAAGGAAACACACAAGAAGTAACCAATTACGAATATCCTATAACTCAGAATGGATATTATAGACTTTACCAAACTGATTACGACGGTACAACAGAGTTTTTTGATATTTTATTTTGTAATAAAATTGAAGAAAAGGAAGAAGTAAAATTAATCGCTATATATGACTTATTAGGACAAAAAGTTCAAGACGATTTTAGCGGTATGGTAATAGAAGTTTATAGTGATGGGTCGGTTAAAAAAGTTTTAAGATAATATTTTAGTCTTATGAAAAGAAAATTAAATTTTATGGACTTTACAGCGATTATGGCATTTACCTTCGCCGTTTTAGATTTAGGGTTCTTTATAGTTAAAGGTGGTGCTCCCACTTTTTTATTGAAATGTTCTATAACCTTTCTTTGTATGAATTTAATGATTTCAAATCTGAAGTCTTAATTAGTATAATTTATTAATTATTTTTTTAGCTGTTTCAGTTACTAAATCACGTTTTTTAAGATTCACTTTGTAATGAACGAATCTTAAATTTTTAATGTTGGATACCACTTCTGGTGGTATTCCTTCTTTATAGGCAACGCTTAACGGATATATGTGGTCTAAATGGTATTTCCTAAAACCTCTCTTATTATGATTCCTTAGAACAGTTAAATCATTAGATTCGGTCAGATACCAAGCCTTAACATAGTATAACTTCTTATTTAAATCCCTAATACCCTTAACCTTAGTTTTTAATTTGGGCATCTTCTTAAAATATTTGGTAATCTCATTTCTTAGTTTACTGTCAGCACTTTTAACTTTTTCTTTAAGGATGAACTTACCATTGTGCCTAACATATTTACCTTTTGAATCGAAAATGTATTCTCTTTTTCCCTTATAATTAATTGCTCTAAATCTAATTTCTTCCACCAATATTAATTTAATATTGTTTTATAAATATTTAAATAGTAATTAGATTAATCACTAATATGTACTTTAATTAAAAAAAAACAAAAATTTTTCTATCTGATTATCAGATAGTTAATAAAAAAACTTAAATTTTATTTGTTTTTTTGCAACTTTTACCATATCTTTGTTGTACTTATTTGATAATAAAAGAATAATATACCGTAATGAAAAGATTTAACAACATATTTGAATGGTTTTATGCCGAAGCGGATTATAGCTTCAGTCCAGTCGGATATGTTCGTTACGATAAATGATTTAGTATAAATTGATTGTGTAGTGTGAAACCCGACTGAAGAAATTTAGTCGGGTTTTTTTATGTTTAAAATTTAATGGTGTGGTAGCAATGAAAGTTCATGCGCTGGTCTGAAAAACCAGATATGTTGGGGCGGTACCAACCCATACCACAGAAGAGAAGTTATTTGACATGTTGAAAAATATTTTGGTTCATTAGTATAATAGTAGAATATCACGCTGTCACCGTGAAGGAAACGGAGCATAACCGTTATGAACCGCAATGAAATTATGGGGTAGATAAACAAGTAGCTCGTACCTTGGTTTTGCACACCGAGGGTTGTGGGAGCATGACCCACCTATTCCACATGTATTGTGTGAGTTGAGCAACTGGTTGGCTCGTAGCACTGTAAATGCTATACTTTTATTAGTCTTGGGGGTTCGAATCCCTCCTCACACACTTTTTTTATGCTGCTGTATGCAAATTGGTTAAGCAACCAGACTTTCAATCTGGGTTCCTTATGGAACGTGTGGGTTCGAACCCCATCGGCAGTACTTTTTTTTATTAGGTTAGGACGTTAGTTTTACAATTATTTACTATTTATATAAAAACACTTATATGAATTGTAGGTATTGTAATAAGTCATTTAATAATAAGGGTGGGTTAGCTGCTCATGAGAAAGCATGTCATAAAATACAGATTATTAGTGCTGATGTGATGTCAGATTATCTAAATAAAGGTTTATCGATAAATAAGTTAGCTAAAAAATATAGTATTGGGAAATCGTCAGTCGTTACTATAATAGGTAATAAAAAACGGACAACTAAGGAAGCGAATAAATTAGGTAGAGAACTATATAGTGAAAATTTTAAACATAGTAATGAAACAAAGGCTAAATTACGTGAGATAAGGTTAGAGTACATGCGAAATAATCCAGATAAGACCGCATGGAGACAAAAAAACATGAGTTACCCAGAAAAAATTTTTAAAGAGTTGCTAGAAAATTTGGACTATAATAAAAAATTTAAGATTGTTAGAGAATATTGTGTGTTTCCTTATTTTATAGATTTTGCTTTTGTAGATATTAAGGTAGCCATAGAAATAGACGGGAGTCAACATGGTAATAGTGATGTTAGGGAAAGGGATAAGAGAAAAGATAAACTTTTACATAAAGAAGGTTGGAGAATCATTAGATTTCATGCAACTAATGTTTTAAACAAAACCGATGAGATAATAAAAATCTTAGCTGAAACTATAATTTCGAATGAAAAGTATATTGTATATCCGATAGAAAAATATATTAGTAGACAAGCTCGTAATAAAATTAAATTAGATGAAGAAAGGCGAGTTAATGGTGGTAGGACTAATAAACAAATAGCTATGTCGTTATCACAACGAAAAGTAGAACGTCCACCGTATGAAGTATTATTGGAAGACATTAAAGAATTGGGTTATAGAGGTACTGGTAGAAAGTATGGTGTTAGTGATAATGCGATTAGAAAATGGGAAAGAAAATATAATAAATAAACACGGAAGCTTTCATTGGTGAGATAAGCGGTCTCCAAAACCGTGGGTAACGTACCCCTAGTAGTTCGACTCTACTCTTCCGTGCTTAAGGGTCTGTATCGCCTCTGGCTCATAACCAGTAGAAAGCGTAACTGGTGACATGCGGGTTCAATTCCCTCCAGACCCACTATTCCTCAATCTCTTTAGATTTCTCTTCTTTTTCTTCGTCCTTAAGACCAAGCTTTAATTGTAGTAGAATGTACTCACCAACGATGGTAGTAATAGAACCTAAAATAAAGGCAATTAATTCCTCCATTTTACCACCAGTATCATTATTCATAATGGCGCTACCAATAACTGTTAGTATTAGGATAAAACAAAGTGTTATTGTTAATAATAACACGGCAATATCTTTAGTTTTTTTATTTTTTAGCATGTTAATCTGTATTGCGTCTTAATAAAAAATACCACTAGTAGCGAATTAGTGGTATTGGATAGCCGTAGCTATAACAGGTCCTAAACCGTATATTATATAATTCTTTTATATTCAGATAATCTTTTGAATGACTCAAAGAAATCACTTTGTTTAGTCAACGTAAGATTATCTTCGTCCATAGCATCATAAATTGAATCTATAGCTCTTTTTATATCATATAGTAATCTAATTTCATCACTAATCATAACATCGTAGTCCATCATTTCTTCAACTTTAACGTAAAGACCTTCATTATCCAAATACTCCTCTTCAGAAATTTCGGCATCCATATCTTTTTTTAAATCATAATAACTCATGGATAAATCGTGAGCAAGATTTTCGATGGCATTAAATTCTGACAATAGTTTATCACCCATATCACCATTAATTATGTCATTAAATGTTGTGTTTAATAACGTGTTTGTCAACACCTCAATTCTTTTATTAATAACTGTTCTATCATCTAATGCTTTGATAGACCTATTAATGATATCGTCAGATACTGGAGAGTATTTCTTCAGAGAATTGATTACATTAATTACTTCATTCTTTTTCATCACTATATAAATATCCGTTTAAATTTGTTTAATATCATAATAATTAATATATTTGTATTTATGAGTAAAAAATCTAAAATTTTTGTATATTTAGCACATATAGTAATGATAACTATGTTAACTTTATCAGTGTTTAAAATATATGACCATGAGGAAAATGCTTGGTTTAGTCTAATTGGTTGGTTATCAGCCACTGTTTGGACTAACATATCATTATCATTATTAGATATATTAAATAGACGTGATGACAAGTCAGATGAGTCCTAAAGAAGTTAAAGAAGAATTGGAAACCTTCATTAATTCAAATGATTTAGGTCATATCGGACATGAATTATTCTATACTAAACGACATAAAGATAATAACATAGGAAGTTATGGTTATAGGTGTCTAACTAGTTTATATAAATTTGATGATGACTACGATTACTGGTTCCAAGTAAGGTTTTATAGTGGGGTGAATAAAAAAATAGTTATCGCATATAGAATGCACTTTTATAATAATGAGGTGCTTAAGCCAGTCAATACAACCTCAATTGA